GTGAGCTACACGGCACAGATCCGCATCAAGCGCGACGGAGTGCAAGTCTACCAAGAGAGCCAGACCTTCGCCCGAAAACAGGCCGCCCAGGCGTGGGCACGCAAGCGCGGCTCGGAGCTGGATGAACCTGGTGCGATCGAGCGCGCAAACCGAAAGGGCGCCACGCTCAAAGAAATGACTGATCGCTACCTGGTCGAAGTGGAGAAAGCCAAGCCGCTGGGCAAGACCAAGCGCGCCACACTCAATGCGATTGGCGAAACTTACCTGGGCAAGTTGACCGATACGGATATCAACACCCAGTGCCTGATCGATTATGCACTTTGGCGGATGAGCGGGGAGGGCGGTGGCGTTCAGCCCCAAACCGCTGGCAATGACCTGGCGCACCTCGGTGCGGTGCTGGCAATTGCCAAAGACGCATGGGGCTACCAGGTCGATCCGCTCGCCATGGGCGGTGCGCGGCGTGTATTACGCAAGCTCGGCTACAACCTGAAAAGCCGTGAGCGTGACCGCCGACCGACATTGGATGAGCTGGGACGGGTGCTGACGCACTACCAGGCCATGCAGGAGAGGCGCCCGACCGTCATAAATATGCTGAAGGTCGTGGGCTTCGCCCTGTTCTCCACGCGCCGGCTCGATGAAATAACCCGAATTCGCTGGGCAGACGTCGACGAGGCCGGCCAGCGGGTGCTGGTGCGCGACATGAAAAACCCAGGGCAGAAGATCGGCAACGATGTTTGGTGTTACCTGCCGGACGAGGCATGGCACATCCTCCTGACGATGCCGAAGGCCGGCGAAGACATCTTCCCCTACAGCCCTGAGTCGATCTCCACGTCCTGGACGAAAGCCTGCAAGTTTTTGACCATCGCGGATCTGCACTTCCACGACCTCCGGCATGAAGGTGTCAGCCGCCTGTTCGAAATGGACTGGGATATTCCGCGTGTGGCGAGCGTTTCCGGCCACAGGGATTGGAATTCAATGAGGCGTTACACCCACCTTCGCGGTCGGGGCGACCGCTATGTGGGCTGGGAGTGGCACGAAAAGATTCTGAGGGCGCCCGTCCAACTGGGCGCCGCATCGCAGAAGTGGCTCAAACGGCGTGTTTTATCCCGTTGAGCTGGTTGTGCTCTTTAACCGCGGCTGCGCGCTGTAGGTCCAGGTACGCGGCGAGGTCGGTGAGGTGGATGCCCTTGGCCGACTTCTGGCTCGGCTCCAGGCGGGTGATGGGCAACTTGATCTGACCGCTCATCACCTTGCGTTGGAACATGTCCGGCGTCAGATGCGTGAAGTAATCCCGGCAAACCAGCTCCAACGAGATGACCGCCTGGCCGTCGTACTGGGCCATCAGGATAAAGGCTGTGTTCATATCTAAACTCCCGGACGGCCTTTGAAGGCAAGCCAAATGTAGTGGCGACCTTTGGCTGTGATCTTGATCTTGCTGGTCTGCTTGTTCCAAGTGATCAGGCGCAACTCGTCGAGGATCGTTGTCAGCGTGTGGCCCTGGTGCCAACCAGCCAGTGCCTTGATACAGCCTTGGGCAAGTAGGCCACGGAAGTCGGTGTGGCCGAAGTTGGTACCCTGGAATGCGCCCAGCATCACCTCGTCGGACACCAGGTCGGTGATGACCCTTACGGCCGGGTCGCTTCGGTAGCATTTATGAGTCATAGCCCTCACCCTCAGCCGGGTTGAGGGAGTCGATGCGATCCCAAATTTTTTTACCTACCGCATCGCAGCTTTCGCGATTTGGACCCAGCCAAGTGCGCCATACCTCCAATAGCTCTTCCGATGCTACCAGGCGCTGCTGCAGAGTGTCGGTAAGCTCAATCCTTCGATCAAGTGCGCGCTCTGCGAAGTACAGCTTTTCAACGAGGGTCGACTCGCGTGCCAGGGAGGCGTCAAAGTCTTCGGCGAGAACTACGACTGGCTGGAACACAGCTTTGCTCTCACCTTCAACACCAGGGATGAAACCTTTCAACTTCCAGCGCTTTACTTCGTTCATAAAGCCCCCTCTACATTCGAAACGATTGATGAATGAACGTCGGCTGTGCCTTATGTTCTGCGGGTTTCGCCATGTCGCCCTGGACCTCGCAAACGAACCGATGCCGCTTCCGGTTGGGTGCCGTCAGTGCCTCGGTCAAACCTGGCACGGCGTTACTGCACTCCTCGTAAGCGTGAGGGCCGCTCCAGCTGTCAGCCTTCACCACCTGGCAATCTGTGTGGGTCGCATCCGCACACAGGTACAGAAGCAGGAGTACGGTCATGACTCGTCTCCCGGAAACCCCGGAAAGTCATCGTTGGCGTCAAGTTCGGCGTAGGCGAACAGCCTCCAATGGATACCGCGACGAAGGTAATGGCCGAGCATCCAGTGGATAACGGCGGCTTGCTCATCTTCACTACGCTCTCCAATACAGTGCCCTTGCTGTCGAAGCAGTTGGGCTGTATCGGCTAATTTGGTGTGAGGAATACCAAGGATGTAGCGCAGGTCAGCGGTTAGTTCCAATGGTGCCGATACTGGTGTCACTGGCTCAAAAGAGTGAAAAGTGCGGGTGTCGTTCGAATCTTGATTTGAATGCATGGTGCTTCTCCTTTCAGGCAGTGGGGGAGTTGCAGCTCCCCGTGTCCTGCCTGTGTTGGGTATCAGTGCGCGTATCGACGCGGTTTGTTTTGTCTGGCGGCCTCACGCTCGGCCATGAAAGCCGCCCACTCCGCCGTTTTGGTCTGCTGACGGATACGGCTACAGGCCTGGTGTTTGCGGGTGTAGCGGGCATTGCCGCAGATATCGCAACGACTGGGCAGATCAAGCCGATGGCTTGCCATGGTTGGGCGCCCGCGTTCAGGGCTGGCGTGCTCAGGCATTTGCCACCTCAATCGCCTTCAGCTTTGCAAGGCGTGCGGTCTCGTACTCGCTGGCCAGGATCTCAACTGCGCCGTCAATCCATCCGCTTGATGGTTGGCCAGCTGCTACTTGGGAGTCGTGTTCGGCTTTGTTGATCTGGAATCCCAGGTGGAAATAAGCGGTGCCATCGAGTTCAAACTTGATGCCGCCACACAACCACAGGTTGCCGCTATTCACGCCGAGTTGGTCCCAGTACTCGGTACTGCTCAAGCGTGCAGGGCAATGCTCGTTCCACAATGCGACAAGGCGTTGATGTTCCGCCCGGATGGCAGCTCGTTCGTCTTTCGATATGCCTTTTCCAGGCTTGGCAGCAGTGCGCAGTGTCCGATATCCATGGTTATCAGGACGGCACCAGTGAACATCCAGCTCGGCACCGCCGCTGAGTTTCACGCCTCCTGCAAAGTGAGAGTCGACATCACGCATTGGTGCGACCTTGCCGCCGAAGTGCACTCCCAGCGCGGTCAGTAACGCGCTGAAAGCATCCTTCATGACGTAAAAGCTCCGAACAATTTCGACGGTTTCAGGCGCGCTGGACTTATAAAAGTAGTCAGCCATGATCACTCCCCTCCCATAAGCATGCGCGTCAGCGCATTGGGCTGGTCCGCGGGCGTCAATTTACTGAGCGGCTGTGTAGTGGTTCGGCCATTTGCACTGCGCAATGTCGCTATATCGCCAGTGATTGCCTCGATTACGGCATTGCGAGCGCTGAAACGGTAGCTACGGCCACCACCACTGATAGCGACGTAACTGACCTCGTCTCCGACAGCAAGCGGGGTTGTGGTAGCCTCTGCGATGCCGCCTTGGGGTTGATTCACTTGCATGGTGCTTCTCCTTTGGGTGGTCGGTGTCGAGGGGTTGCAGCCCCTCGGCACCACCTTCTTACTGGCTTTCGCCAGTTGTTTTTTGCTTGCGCACCAGGTGCACAAGCACATTTTCAAGTTCGGCAACCTCTTCGGTTTCTGTCTGCCACAGCAGGACGGCGACGATTTGTTCGGGGCTGCACTCCAGCACCAGAATTTCAAAATCGGTTGCCGCGCTAACTTCCAGAATTTTGACCAGGTCGTCAGGCGCATAGGCCTCGGCGTGAATGATCTTTGAGCTCTCCCCAAACCACTCCCTCAGCTCTTCCAGATGTCTGTGACGGTTCGTTGCGCCGTTTTGGCCGCCGCTTGCGATGACTTGTACGTGCATGGTGCTTCTCCTTTGGGTGGTGTCAGACGTTGCAGCGTCTGGCAGGTATTGCCGTTGATGAATCAGGCCTGGAAGTGCCAGCACTTCACGATGGGTTGTTTCGTGACGACGGCGTTGGTCTTGCTGGCCTGGTGAGCCCGTACCGCGCTGTCGGTCGCCTTGTTGACGTCGAGCAGCTTCCGCGAGCGGGAGTCCTTCAGGCGCTCGCGCAGCTCGCTGACGTCGGCGATTTTTTGTCGGTTTTCTGCCGCGCATTTCACGAAGTCGTTGAGGTTTATGGCGATGACGTGGTCTTTCTTGCTGTGGTTGACCACCGGGCCATCGGCGTCCAGGCCTTCCAGGTATTCGTAAACTTCCCAGAATTCAGCCACCACCGGATGGTCGGAGCTGATCGAGGCTTGGCGCTCAATTGCCATGCGGATGATCTGCGAGCGGGTGTGCTCGACCTGTGCATTGGTGAGCGGCACCACCATGCACAGGCAGTCCAGCAGGGTGAGCATTTGGGCGTGGTTCTTGTTGATTCGCTCCACCCGGATGTAGCCCCGCAGCTTGTTGCCGCAATGGCTACATTCGCCGTGCTCGTCTTTGAATAGGGTGTCGCAGGCAAAACAATGGGAATGCAGGTTGCGCAACTTCGCTTCGTAGCCCGCAACCCGCTGGCCGAACAGTTCCATCACCTCCAGTTCTTTACGCACGGCCTGCAGCACAAAGTTGCTGAGTGTCGAACCTTCTAGCGCGTTGAGCCGATCTGCCGCCGCACGGCTTTCAGCGGTGACGTTGGGTCGCACGAAGTGCAGTTTGACGATGCGGGTCATGATCGCCTCTGAAGCCACTACAGGGGCGTTCTGGCTGATGGCGATGGTGCCGCGAAACGGCGGTTCGTAGGTTTCGTTACCTGCGGTTTTCACACCCTTGGTCGCCAGGGTGCCGCCGCCGTAGTAATCCTTGAGTTCGTCCCATTCGAAGGTTTTGGCATGGGCTTTGTCGTCGCCGCTACGGTCCGATTCCAGTAGCACGATGGGCATCCCGGAGACCTGGCCCATCAAGCGGCTGCGGCCGGCCTTGGTGGATTTGGACGGGTCAAACCCTTCGTATCCGTCGCGCCCCGCGAGTTTCCATAGCAGCGTGAGCAACGTGGTCTTGCCGGCGCCGGCCTCGCCAGTGGCCTCAAGGAAAGGAAACGACTGGTACCGGCCGCGGATCTGCTCGGCGAACAGCGAGCCAAACCAGAAGGTCAACGCCACGATGCCCTGGGCACCAAAGCACTGCCACAGAAGCCCAAGCCACTGGTCATCGTATTTTTTGCCATCCTTTTCAAGATCGATCTTCACACCCTTTTGCAGAGTCTTGAGTTTCAACTTGCCCATCTCAAAAAACTCTTCCTCGTTGATGTGGATCACCTGGCCTTCACGGATGGCGACGTCGTTGAACACGTAGCAGTGGTATTCCTTGCTGTAGCCCACGTAGTCGATGGTCTGAACCGTCTTGATGCCGAAAAGCTGGTCTTTCATGAGTTTGTCCAATTGCTGACCACTGCCGGTGAACACGGCTCCGGCACCCATGCCGAGAAGTCTTTTTTTGAATTCGCTCGCAGCGGCGACCTGTCCGCCCGTGAAGGTGTTTTTCACTGAGCCGCCGTCGTGCGGGAAGTCGACGCGGAAGAAGTACCAGGACTCGTCGGTAATCTCGTTGCGCTGGAAATAGAGGGCTTTGGGGTAGCAGTTGGCGATCTCGACGACGCAGCCGGCGACGTTCAGTGCCTTCTCCCGCAGCTGCTTTTCATTGAGTGTTTGGGCTTCGTGGCCATCGCTCTTTTCGAGGGCCTGCTTGGCGTTGTTGTATTTCGCCAGGTCCAACTTCCACCAGTACAGGCGGGAGTCGAAACAGAAGTGGAATTCCTCCCGTTCACGCCACTGGTACATGAGCAAAGCCTTGTCGCTGGCACTTTCTGCGATCAGCAGGGCGCCCTGGTGGCGGGCTTCTTTCAAGTCACTTTCGATGCGATCAGCGCGGGCTTTTTCGTCGTCGATAAACGCCCAGCGTTGATGCAGATCGTTCCAGTCAACCTTGCGGGCGTCAGGCTGTGACAGCTGAGCAGCCTCGCAGGTAAAACCGAGTTCGCGGGCACGGTTGACCCACATACGGGTGTACTTGTGAGCGCCTGGCTCGTTATCCAGAGCCCAAACCAGCTTCGGGGTTTTACCGCCGCGAGCGGTGATCAGGGCCTTGAGCGATTCCTCTGGAAAGGCGTTGGAGGACAGCGCCGCAACCGCAGAGATACCGTTTTGAATGAGCGCTATGGCGTCGAAGATGCCTTCAACGATCCACAGCTCATTTACTTCCAGCAGATCCACGCACGGCGGGCACCACCAGTGCCCCCTGTAGCTCTTGAGGGGTTGGAAGCGGGCCTTCTTCTTACCGAACCGTGACGGTTGGTCAATCAAGCGCTCCCAGTACCCGCCGTGTTCCAGAGGGAAGCGCACGGTGGCAGAGCCAATATTCAGGTCGCGATCAAAGTAGCTTTCCTGGGTGTACCAGCCCTCTATCAGCTCAACGCGGAAACCTCGGGAAAATGTTAGGTAGGCCTTTGCGCTGGCGGCAGGCTCGTCTCGGGTGGCCGGTGCACGCTTGCTCCAATCGTCGAACAGGTCCGGGTAAAGCTCTTTGGTGGGAGCCATGTACCGGCAATTTTTCTCGCGGCCACAGCGGATGAACCAGGGTTCATCGTGGCGCGAAAACAAACGTTTCTGATTGCACTGCGGGCAGGTGCCCTTACGCATGTAATGCGTGCCTTTCATGTGCTGAAGGCCGTAATCAGATTCCAGGCGCTGAAGAACATCAGCGCGAATCTTGTTTTCCATGGGCTTGCGAATCACTGCACATGCTCCGCAGGCGTAACAACGAGCTGTTTTTTCAGCTCGCTGCGCGTCTTGCAGATGCCTGCCAGGTAGGGCAAGTCCTCAAGCACCTTCGGCGCGCGCTGACCACTTGGCACATTCCGGTAGCGGTCGGAGTACCAAATATCAGCCATGGTGACTTCGTACTGACTGGTCAACCACAACAGGTAGTGCTGCGCCTGTTGTTCGTCCAGCTCCAGTTTTATGGTGATTTTGCTCATTTCGGCCACCAGTAAGTTGCAAATTTCCCCTACCCACGCGGTGCGGGCATCTAACAGGGAGGGTTTTGGATTAGTGCGGGAGGTTGCGAGTCAGCAGCAGGCGTGTGGGGAGCAAGCGTGCTGAAACGGGATGTCGCTGTTGGGTGCAGTTGTCGAGCAGCAAGATCACCGGGCGGAAAGGGCCACTGGTGGGATGGATACCCAACCAGGCCACACGCTTGCAGGTCATGCTTTCGAACTCGGCCAGCGCCAGTTCAGCGATGCGCTGCACCTGGTGCGTGGGCACTTCAAGCGACTGGGTCAAGTACCGTGTGCAGTTCTCTAAAAGCTGGCTGTCGCCGGCAAGATGCTCGCAACGGTGGCGGTACAGATAGGCCACGGCCGCTTGTTGCATCGCGGCACGGTAATCGCTTGCGGGGTTGGTAGTCAGGGCGATGGTGTTCATACAGGTGCGGCCTCCGTTTCCAGTTGATCCAACAGATCAGGTTGCTCATTGGCGGTTTTCATTGCCTGGCGACGAATGACCACATCTGCAACTGGCAGCTTTACAGCGGGGTTGGGCATGCCGCTGGGGCTTAGTTCGTGGGTCATTTGAAATTCAGCACGCACCGCCCAGCCGCAGGCTTCGTTGGTGCATTGCATGTAGGTGATACGCAAAAAAATATGTTGGCCTTCGCTGGTGCGGATGCGCATGCGTCCGTGGCAGTGAGGGCAGACGAGCTTGTAGGTGCTCAATGTTTTGGCCCCCGACTGTGCAGCAGAATCGTTGCCAGGACCTCGGAGTGACGAGCCGCCATGTAATGGCTGTGAGCGCGTAAAATCGCCTCGGCTTCGTCCCGCTCGATGACGCCGTCGTCCAGTGCCTTCGCAATGATCTGGTCGACCACACCGCGCTTGGCTGCTGCACGCACTGAACGGTTGTAGAGGTCCACGTTGTCCAGTGTTTCAGGCTTGGCGAGGGGGACAAACATGCCGCCGTACATCGCCGCGATGTATTCCGGCAGGTAGGTGGTGCCCATGTCCTGCTCTAACAGATGGATCTGTTCATCGCTCAGGGGCCGACTGCCGGCGTTTTCGTAGATGTGGTTATCGAACTTCTTGAGTTCGTATCCAAGGCGGGCTGCAGCGCATTCGCGGCCACCTTCGTAGTCGTTGATCACTGCGCTCATTACCTGGCGCTTGGTCGCTAGAACTGGGCGTTTCATCTTCTGGTTTCCCCTTGGAGCCAGAGGCCCTAATTTGTAATCACGCCGTCTTTGATTCCGAGCAGTACGGCTGCGCGGTGAGCCTCACCGCGCAAGCACTTCTTCTGTCCGTTCAAAACCGCATAGACCGTCGATGGGTTGAACTCATTTTTTTCGGCCCAGTCTTTGGCCGAGATCCCGAGACGTGCGAGACGATCACGGGCCTCTTGGCATGCTTGCTCGATGGGGGATGCGTTCGGCATAGTCTCGTTTCGTGTGGTTTCGTGTGATGACAGGGGGAGAATATTCAACGTTCGTTGAATAGTCAACTCTATAAGGGGTCGTTTTGTTGAATATCGGTGAAAGGCTGAGAGAGGAGCGCGTCCGCTTGGGTTTCAATCAAGGGGATTTCGCAGCTTTTGCGGGTGTCGCTAAGACCTCCCAGTTCAATTACGAAAAGGGTGACCGAAGCCCTGACGCGGATTACTTAGCTGCTGTGTACGCGAAAGGCGTGGATGTCCTTTACGTCATTACGGGCGAGCGCAAACCGCAGGCTGCCGATAGCATCCCAGCTGAGGCGTTGGAGCTTCTTAAGCTGTATGAAAATGTTAATGATGCTGACCGACAGGTACTGCTGCGGATGGCTTCGGCGTTCGCTAGTGTCGCGGCTTCGAACACGAAGAAGGGCAGCAACTGAGTGAGGCTTGTCGGATTAAGGCAATTGGATGTGATACGCCGACCCAGCAGGTCGGCTTTTTTCATGGAAGTTAAAGGAGTAGCGGAATGGCTTTGAAGCCTTGTAAGTCCTGTAAACACAACGTCGATACAACAGCAAAGGTCTGCCCAAGTTGCGGCGTTAAAAATCCTGGGGTGACTGCGGGTCAGCAAGTATTCGCACTAGTGGTTCTTCTAATCATCATCGCTGTCGCAGTTTCAATGTGCTCCGGCGGGAGTAAAGATAAAAATACTGACCAGGTCGCCCAGCAAGCTCAAGCTGCACCAAATACTGGGATGTTGCCCTCTTACTCAATTACCAAAGATGATGTCCGTGAAGGCAGGCCACGGAAGGTTGAGGTCATGCTACCCGAGCGCCTGAGCGAAGCCGCCCTCGCCGAAGTAGCAAAGGCTGTTCGCGCCGATACCAAATTCAAAGCCGAAAAAACCTTCATTGGGTTTCGCGTTGATGGGCAATCCGACAGCACTTACTGGGCAAACGCCAGCTTCGATCCTGACTACCGTTCCTCACTGATCGGCCTGAGCGCGCAGGACTATCAAACCCTTAAAGCGCTGGACTTGAGGGCTTATCCGAACAGGATTGGTAGTTGGTTGCGGGACGGCGCGCTGGGCCATGTGATGGTGCTGTATAAGCAGGACGACAAGTACTTGATCGATTCTGTCTTCTCCAGCGGTGGGAAAAATACGGCGCAATACGTAGGTAAAAAACTGCCAGATGGTGGGTTGCGCCTAGACGATCCCGAAAGCGGCTTTGACGAGCATTACGTAGTCGATGCCAAAGGCAACTTGCAAGGCTGGGGAGAGAATGGTGTTTATATGACGCTCCCTCCGTTCAAACCGGTTCAGTGACTTAACGAAACAAATATTTTTTGTCCGCCGCCCGATGACACAGCAAAACGTGATGGAAATTAGCTGTTCCCTGGGGGACTTTAACGGAGCTATGTAGGCTCCGAGTCCCCCGTTGCGTGTGAAAGGAGTATTCGCATGATGGAGAACAGCGGTGTATCGGGAAAGCAAGTGTCAGTCGTAGATGCGAATGGCCTTAGCGAACGGGAGGTGATGTTGCTGGCGATGTTCAGGGCGATCAGTCATCAACGGCAGAAAGATGTGCTGCGGCTGTTGGAGGTATTCACCCAGGCATCTGAATAAATAGCTCGCAGGCCCCGGATAAGTTCCGGGGTTTATACTTGCTTATCGGCTTGAGCTTTTTTCCACTCCCGGTCTACCGCTCGCTTGGCTGTCTGTTCGCTGGCATATAACCACCGTAACCGTCTAGGTTTCGCCTGATCCCCCGCTGTAACCGTCTTTTCCTTCCCGGTTTTCTGGTCGCGATAGTAAGCGATTATCCCCGTGTAATCGCCCTGGCTCTCTTCCGCCAGATCCTCAACGTTGTCCTCCGGCAACTTGCTCTCTAGCTCCAGGCTGACGGTATAGCCGCCATCCGGGCTCAGGTTGTGCTGCACGTTGCCCCCGTACCAGATGATCTCGTCAATTTCCGCTTTAACGCCCTGGAGCGTGTAGGTCAGTTCGGGGATCAGGTTCGGCCGGCCCATCGCAAGGGTGTAGCTGAGCGTGGCACTGCCTCGTTGCAGGCGTCGAAACTCGGCCCTTGCAGCCCTGAGCGCTGACTGCTGATCGCTGTAGGTGTGGCGCAGGTCCTTGAGGTTCTCGCCGCCGCCGGCAATCGCTTCCTGTTTCTTAGCGCTGTGCACATCGTAGAAATAGGCGCGCACACCGTCGTAGCTGTCGCGATCCGCCTGCAGGTAGCGGTGCTGATCGCCGTCGGCGCGTGTGAGGGTAATGTGGGGCAGGGGAAGCCCGCTGGCGGTCTTGCCGCCGCCAGCAGGGATGCACAGCAAACACCCAGCCTTCACGCTGGCCACCGCATCGAATTCTTCGCCCAGGCGCGTGATCAGGTTGGCGTCCGATTCGTTGGCCTGGTCGAGCTGCAGGATCGGCAACGCACCGAGCGCGCCGGCAACGGTCGAGGTGAGGTTGTTTCCCATGGCGATATCGCCGATGACTTTACCCAGCGTGGTATTGCTCCAGCTGCGCTCGCGCTTGGTCTTCAGCCCTTTGCGCAGGTCTGCTGATCGAGCGCGGATGCTGAGCACATCCGGCGCGCCGCTGTGTTCCGTCTCGTCGACGGTGTAGGTGCCCTTGTCGACTAGGCCGGTGTCGCTCCAACCCAACCACAAGCGAAGTACTGCGCCCTTGGGCGGTATCGACAGTAGGCTGTCATGGTCACTCAATGTGATCGTGAGCTGATCGGCCTCGACGCCACGGTTATCGGTTAGATCCAGGTTCATCAGCCGCGGACTCACCTTCATGGCGATATCGTTGCCGTCCACCGTGAGACGGAAGGCCGGGACAGGATAGGCGGCATCCCGGACGAAGCGTTCCGCCGTATCCACGAGGTAACCGGTGACTTTGGACAGCGCGGCCTCTATCACAGCAGCCCCCGCAGAATGTTGAGCCCGGTGCTGGTAGCGGCGCCGAGCAGGTCGATACGGTCATCATCGGTACGCTTGAGTGTGAGGGTGAACTCAATACGCCGTGGCGTGCCGTCGCTGAAAAAGATGGTCTTGTTCTCACTCAAACTTTCTATCACCCACAGGCCGTAGATCCGGCCGCTGCCTTCAACCATGGGCCAGGCCTTGCCGGTGTTTGCCATTAAGCGCAGGGCGTCGAGACTGAGGGCGCTGCCGGCTAGCTCGGGGAGGATGATGCCGGGGAGGGTGATGGCGTCCTCGCCACGCCCGACGAACTGCCGTGCGGGAGCGGCGCCGATGCGGTTGTTGCTGGCGTGGCGCCAATCGGTTTGGCGTTGCAGTTCCTGGTAAGCAGCGGTTTTGAGGCTGAACACGAACATGCCGAGGGCCATCATCATGGTGGTCATTCCAGGTCAGAAAGTTTGCTGCGCTGACGCGCCTTTTTTTCGTTTTCGATGCGGGCCATCAGGGTGCGTACGGTCTTTTCCAGGCTTTGCAGATCGGTGCCAGGCCCTGCTGTGATGTTGAATTCGTAGGTATCGTGGCTGTCCTGGAGCATGGAAGGCGGCGCGCTGCTGATGGGCGGTGTAGTGTCCACGGCGAACGCAGGCATGGCAGTGGCGCCCAGGGCCAGAGTGCTGGCGGCGGTGAGTTGTTTAGTCATGCTGGTCAGTGCGGTCAGTGGGCCTTTCTGTCCGCCTTCCAGTCCCTGTGTGAGTCCTGCCATGGTGAAGCCGCCCAGCTCGGCGAACACACGCGATGGGCTATGGATGCCGAGCTTTTCCTTGAACCACCCGATGCTTGCATCGCCGATTGAGCTGATGGCGGTCTTGACGCTGCCAAGCCCCGCCATCAGTCCGTTGACCAGGCCGTTCACGATCATGTTGCCGAACTCAGTAAAGCGGTTGGGTAGGTCTATGCCCAGGTAGCTCAACACGCCAGCGAAGGCCTGGTAAATCAGGCCGATGGGGCTGAAGTTGGCGAGGGTATTGATGATGCTGACGATCCCACCATCGAACCCTGCTTTGATTTCCGTCCAGGCGTTGGCGAAGTAGTTCTTCACCGCGTCCCAGTTTTTGTAGATCAGATAGGCACCACCCGCCAATGCCGCAACGACGGCGGCAATGACCAGCACAATCGGGTTTGCCGAGAGCCCCCACAGCGCGATACTAACGGTGCGAAGCGCGGTCACAAGCGGGCCGATGAGAATGCCGCCGAGTGTTCGCAGCACCGTGCCGAACACCTTGAAGATGCCGATGATGCCAGGCAGGCGCAGGCCGAACATGGCCAGGCTGAACCGCAAGAACAGGAACGGCCCCAGGATGCCGGCAAGTGTGAGGGCGAGCCCGCCGAAAACGGCTGACAACACCACCACACTGGCTATGATTTTCAACAGGGTCGCAGTCAGCGTGGGGTTGGCTTTGACCCATCCATTGATCTTGTCCAGCACCCCACCGACGGCGTCCATGACTTCGACCATCGTGGCCCGCACGGACTCACCTGCGCCGCTTTTGGTGTTGAACAGTTTGTTTTGCAGCACCTGCCAGCGACCTTCGATCGCGTCGGCGCGGATATCCATCTCGCGTTGCATGGAACCACTGGCTGCTGCGTCGTTGACCAGGTCGAGTTGACGCTTCAGCTCGTCCAGGTTGTTGACCAGCTTGCCCGCGTCCTTGCCGAACTCTTTGCCGAAAATCCGCGTAGACACCTCTGTCTGGTGTTCAGGCGACAATTTTTTGATGCGGTTGAGGACACCCATCAACGTGCCCATGGCGTCCTTGCTCATGCCGCTTTGAACGGATTTTGAGTCAAGGCCGACCATCGCCATGCCTTCCTGAAACTTCTTGCTCTGCATGGTGGCAATGGACAGTTCGCGAACCATTGCCCTGGAAGCGCTCGCGGCAACTTCTGGTGCGGAGCCGAGGGACAGAAAGGTACTGCCTAACGCCGCCGCTTTGCGGTAGTCGAGCTTGTCGGCTACGTCGCTCATGCGGGTCAGCGTTTCGATGATGTCGCCGCCCTTGGAACGGGTGTTGTCGTCCAAGTAGTTGAGCGCGTCACCCAGTGCGGAGATGTTCTTGATCGGCACTTTGTACAGGCCGGCGATTCGGCCCATGTCTTCGCCGACTTGTTCCGCTGGCAGGTCGAAGGCCACGGCGGCGGTAGCCGACACCTTCGCCATGGTCAGCAGGTTTTCCTTGCCCTGGATACCGGCCCGGGCTTGGGCTTCCACTAAAGCAGCGAACTCGGTGGTTGCAATGGGCATTTGGTTACTGGCCGCTTTGATCGCATCTGCAAACTCGTAGTAGGTGGCGGTCAGCTTGCCGTTGTTGTCCCGCGCGCCGTCGACCTGCTTGGCGACGCCCATCATGGCGGTTTCGAAGTCGACGTATTCCTTGACTACGCCGATTACAGGGCGGCTGGCGGCGTAGGCCACGCCCAGGCTGGAACCGCCGGCTACCGCCGCGTTGCCAGCAAACTGTTTCCCCTTATCGTAAGCGCCACGGGTTTCCGCCATGCGTTTCTGGCGGGCGCTGAGGGCCGTGAGGCGTTTAGTTTGTTCGGTGATGCTGGCGTTTGCGGCGCTCATATGCTCGCGCAGCTGGCGCTCGTGGGTGCCCAGATTCTTGGTGCTGATCCCGGCGTCGTAGAGTTTTGAACGTAGGCCCTGCAACTGCACGCTCTGTTGTTGGTGCTGCTGTTTGAGCTTTGTTGCCTCGCGCACCGCCGCTTGAAACTCCCGAGTCATCGCCTTGGTCGGCGCGCCGGTTGCGGAAAACTGCTTGCTGAGGGCTTTGACTTTTTCGCGGGCGGCGGTGAGGGCGGTACTGGTCAGTTCAGATGCGGCGCGTTGAGCCCTCCAGGCGCTGACGTCTTTTTGCTGTGTGTTGAGTTCCTTCAGGCGGTCGCGGGCAGCCTTGAGCGCGCGGGCGGTCTCCAAGCTGCCGTTGTTGATTTGCTTCAGCGGGCGGGTGGCTTTGTCGATGGCGTTCAGCACCACCTGTAACCGCAGATCATTCGCCATCGGTGGAACTCCGTACCCTGGCACGTTCGCGCCAGTCCATCAGTTCTTGCAGGCCCAACTGATCCATGTCAGCCGGTGCCCAGTGAAATACCACGGCCAGATCGGCCATGGCTTCCTCTACGCAACGAGGGATGCATCCGTCTTCGCCGATTTCTGTAGCAAAAAACCGGTGATCTTCAGGCTCAAGGCAACCAGGTCGGCCGGGTCCATGGCGGCGACCTCAATGCTGGTAAGGCTCGGCGTGCTGATGCGCGGTACCACCTTGATCAAACTGTTGACGTCCAGTTGCAGTAGCTCGGACAGGCTTACACCACGCAGTTCGCCAGAGTTGGGCTTGCGCAACGTGATGCTGTCGATGGTGCTGGTACCACGACGAATCGGCGTGTCGAGGACGACGGTGTTGTCGTCGGCCAGCGGTTGTACGTCGGGCTGTTCGGTAGATACGTCTTTCATGGTTAAAGCTCCTGAGGGCGGATGAGGGTGTTACGTGGCGGGTGCGAGTTTAGAAGCCCAGGGCGTTGCGCTGTTTTTCCAGCATGTCTACGCCGCCGACTTTCTCGATGAAGTTGAGCAGGTCGATTTCGATGATCTCCTCGTTGTCGACGGTCAATTTGTAGTAGGTGCAGGTGGTGGTCATCGAATGTTCGGTGTCTTCGCCTGGCTGCGCGTCACCCATTTCGATGGTTTCGTGACGGCCGCGCACGACGATTTCCACGGCGCTGACTTCGCCTGTGTCGTCTTGCTCATAGGCGCCGGAAAAGCGCATAGCGACACCCGCCGCGCTGACCATGCCGAACTGCTTGAGACTGATCAGGTCCAGCCCGCCGGTCTTCCATTCCAGTTGGATACCGTCGTCGGAAAAGCCCAGGTCAGCCTTGACGGGGCCGTTCATGCCAGCGCCGCGCCAGGCTTCCATCTTGCGGCCCAGGGCGGGCAGGGTGACGGACTTGACCACGCCCCTGTAGATGTTGGCGTCGTTGAACAGCATGAGGTTCTTGAGTTTGCGTGGCATAGCCATGGCGGTGTTCTCCGGGTGTTGGTCTGCGGGTTAACGCCCCTCGCGAGGCGCCCCGGTTTAGCCGTTGATCTGGCTGGCGAACTGCATCAGGTAACGGTCGGTGATGCGCTGGCGTAGGGTGAGGTCTTCCAGGGGTGGCACTGGCGTGTAGTCGTAATCGATCGTCAGCTTGCCGGCCTTGAGGGTGTCTTTGTCGTTGATGTCTTCCGGGTACCAGGCACTGCCGCCGATCAGGTAGCCCTGGGCAATCAGCTCGCGGAACTTGGCGTTGATACCTTCGATGATGTCCCGCACCAGGGAGGCATGCATGGGCTTGTCCACGGCCCACATATGCGCCTCGGCCATGGTGTCGGCGAGGATCTGCGCGGTTCGGGTGTAGTTTTCGAAGGCGAACAGCGGATCATCGCTGCAGGTGCGGCTGCCCCAGAAGCGGAAGCCGCCCTCGTTGATCAGGGTGGTGATCTCGTTGCTGTTGAGGTAGTTGGCGTCGGTGGCCGGGTTTTGCAGGTCCCAGAACACGTCGGCGCTGATGCCGGTGACACCGTTGACGGCGACGTTGGAAATGGTCTTGTGCCAGCCGGTTTCCTGATCAATCTTCGCCCGCAGGCCCAGGGCACGGGCTGTGGCGGCGGCGGGCACGGTCTTGCTGGTAACTGTGTCCCAGTTGAGGAAGTCCGGCCAGATCACCATCACTTCACGGGCGCCGAAGTTTTCGCGGTAAGCGACCACCTCTTCCTTGGTTTTGCAGTCCCACGCGCTGACATACGCAAATGCGCGCAGGTCTTGTGCCACCGACACCAGGGCAGTGGCCACCGGCAAACTGTCGAGACCCGGTACACCGAGGATGCGCGGCGTCATGCCCACGCGGGCCTTGGCCGCGAGCAGGGCCTTCATACCAGTGTATTGACCGCTTGCGTTAGTAGTGCCGATCAATGCGCTGGTAGTGGTGGTTTCGTCGGTGCCTTCTTTCACTCGCACCACGATGACATAGGGTTTGGTCTGGTCGCCGATGGCTTGCAAGCTCGACGCCAGCGTGCCTTTGACGCCGGCTTTGCCGATGGCGGCTTGGACACTGGTCAGAAGGACAGGTGTGTCGAGCGGGAACATAAGCGGGTCTGCATCTTCAGCCGTGCAAACCAGGCCGATGACTGCGGTGGGGATGGTGCGAATGGGGCGGGTGCCGTCGTTGAGTTCGATGACCCGCACGCCGTGGAGATAGTCTGAACCGGCCATGGGTGGTTGCCTGCGCTGTGATGGAATGACAGTGCACAGGCTGCCGCGCGCGCGCCGGTTGGGCGAGCGCGAGGGGTTGTAGAGGAGGGGGTTACAGGTTCTTGCAATTATTGCGACTGGTCGGCAATCCACTCGGGAGCGGGGGGGCGTTCATCTGATGCTGGGAACGCGGAGGCCTGCGGCCAATCGCGAAGAGCTTGGACGTAAACGAGTAGTTCATGAAACTGGCTCGCCGAGAGCGTTGGTGCTACACCGATTTCCTGTTGGTCTCGGTGACGCTCCCGCAGCCATTTAACTGCTTCGATTTCGCTGTCTCGCCACTGGCGTTCCGCCGCGATCAAGTCTGCTTCTCGTAGGTTTTCGTCAAGTGCCCAATTGCTACCATCCCAGCGATAGCCCAGCCCTGGGTAGGGTATTGCGGTGAGGTTTGCGGGGAGCTTTCCGAACTCTTTCCATTGTGTTGTCTGGCCTGTATCTGTGTGATACACGAGGCCGCGAAAGTCAGGCAACAAGCACCACGTTTTTTCGCTATCAGGTATGTGCACAATTGCATACCCCGGTTTCTTGTTCGGGGGCTGCTCGGCAAACGCCATAGCAGGGACTAGCCAGTTGCCTTCTTCGAGTGGATCGGGATCGGCCTGGCACGGGCCAAGATATTCACCAGTAATGGGGTGGGCCTGGTACACCACCAGCGTGGATTCATTCATCGGGTCACCTCAATATTTTATGCACATTAGTCGCGCAGTGCTGCGCGGGCGGGCTTCGCTTCCCCCGGAGGAGGATGTTGCGTACTGAACCTGTCCGGGCGTCACCCCTGCGATACCCGTTGGACTGAGACCGTAGTTGGTACTGTGTATGGCGCCATACAGGTGGTTATGGTCCTTGTTTTGGGAATCTTGCCAACTTCCGACAGCCCGTCCCGGATCAATACCCCTGCCATCGTCGGCACCTCGAATGAATTCGCCACGACTGTCAGGCAAGTTGAATGTGGTGCTGCCGTCTCCAGCGCCATAGGTTGTACCGATTGCAGCAAACAGGTTTGCGTACGCGGTTCGGGAAACCGCTGCACCATTTTCTTTGAGGAAACCCGTAGGTACGCCGGGGCCAGCGAAAGCAATCGTAGTCCCGGGTGGGAGGATTGTATTTGGGTCAAGATTGCCGGTATGCCACAGCTTGCGGGTGTTACCCCAGACGCCATTCGAACGGCCGCCGCGTACGTAAATGTCCGGCTCGACCAACCCCTGTCGAAAGCCAATCTGGCCGGCATATCCTGTGTTGCCATAGGGGATATTGACCAGCCCAACGTTGTTTGCAAAGCCGGTTCCGCCATCACCGTAATAGTAAAATCCGCCAGGCAGACCAACCGTATCAATTGCTGTCATTGGTGCGGCAGTCGCGCCTAATCCGTATTGACCGACTGCCAACGCATCAGTGATGCCATAGCCGGCAAGAGTGGTCGCCTTTGCTGCTTTACCGTTGAGCGCGGTCAAAATGGTGGTCGAAAAATTTGGATCATTTCCCAGGGCAGTAGCCAGCTCCTTGAGCGTATCGAGTGCCCCTGGTGCTCCGTCCATTACTGCAGTGATGGCGTCTTGCACAGCCTTTTGCACGAAGGCTGTGTTGGCTAACAATGCATTGTTGGAACCAGCGGGAGCCGTGGGGCAGCCCGGCGCGCCGGTAAATAAAGGGCTTGCCAAGGGAGCCTTAAGATTTAGCGCACTATCAACTTGTGTCGTGGTGTAGGCGTTGGTTATGCCGTAGCCCGCCAGGCTAGTGGCCTTGTTGGCTTTAGTCGCGGGATCGAAGTTACCGGTGTGCCAAAGCTCGCGAGTTGCGGTCCAGACATTGGCTGCTTTACCGCCACGTACCAAAATTCTAGGTTCTGTGTTGCCTTGTTCAAACGCAATCTGACCTGCGTATGAATCAGCGCCGTAGGGAATATTCACCAGGCCAAGGTTGTTGCCGAAGGTACTCTGGCCCGCACCGAAGTAATAAAAGCCGCCTGGTAAACCAATCGTATCAATGGCCGCAGGGGGAGCAGTTGTGCCACCTAAACCGTGCTGGCCTTTGACAATGCCGTCGGTGATCCCGAATCCGTTCAATGTGGTTGGGTTTCGGCCAGAGACCACAACACCTCGTTTGTCTGTGGTTACTTGAAACCAGGTACCAGGCGCTTTATTTGGAGGCAGCACTGCTTCGATAGACAGGTCCACATACTCTCGCGTTGCCAGAACAATCGCAGGATCGATCTTCAACACCACGTTGGCGATGCTGGAAACGATCAGGTTCATCCGAATGATCTGTGTCCGCCCGGAGCCTTGGTTTGTCAGCGGCTTATACGTACCTGGGCAGTTGGCAACCGCGACCAAGTCGCCGTCCTGGTCATACAAGCCCAGCTCCCGTATCCAGAATCCACCGACGCTCTCCGGGATGACCTGCTCAGCGATGATCACACCGGGGTTTTTCGGGTCTGGCTTGAGCTGGTTGAGCGGCGCCCGCCGACGCTCGTTGATCAGCCTGGTCTGCAGGCGATCCGGGATGGGGTCAATGCCGTTAGCGTCACCCACTGCCATCTGTGCGAACGTCCAAGGAATACCCAAGGCGTCAGCGTTTGCCTGTTTGGCCTCGCCGACAGCGGTGAGAATGGCTTGAAACTGGCTGTTCTGGTCGTTCATGGGAGGATGTCCATTGTATCAATGTGGTGTTCACGGCCACCCAGGCGCAGATAACCGCTCACCTCGATATCGCGTTGGGTCGGAGGGTAAACGCTGAGTTCGTCGCCTTCGGTGACGCAGGCTCCGATGTAAAAGCTGCCCGTGGTTTCCAGGCTGATGGCGAGGCCGGTTAGGTGACGGCTCCGGGGTTTGGCGTCATCGATCAAGAAGGTGAGTTCCTGGTACATCTCTTCGGTGATGCCGGTATCGAGTACGCCAACCTTGAGCTTGAAGGTTCCGGGTATGGCCTCCGGTACTTCCTGCCACCATTCGATTATTTCGATCAGATAGCCCAGCGGCTCCACGACCCTACGTAGTGCCCCGACGGTGCCCTTGCGCGAGTGGATGTAATACGCGGAACGCACGGCCGCCCGCTTGGTCGGCTCCGACCAGGCGCTGTCCCAGCGGTCGACTGAAAACGACCATGCCAGGTAGGGCAGCACAGCAAGCGGGCACTGGTCAGGGTTCCATAACAGACGCAGCGGGATCGGTACCCGCTGGATCTGCGCCAACGCCACAGCGGCCTGTCGCTCCAGTGGTGTCGAGTTGACTGGAAGAAGATGTTGGGCGCCCATCACTGCACCACAACCGCGATTTGGATATCAGTGCAGTACGGCGCCTGGTAAGGCGTGGCGGCGATATCGTTCCAGTTCACCAACTCGACCTTGCGTACACCTTCGACGTGTAGCGCGGCGTGGACTGCAGACTCTGAAACCTCCATGCCGAGTCGGCGGCGTTGATGTACGTAGGCGCGTAGCCGCTGCTCGGCGGCGATGCGCGCAGGTTCGGTTTCAGGCCCGCTGGTGAGCAGGTGGAGCTTGGCGTTGACCTGGTAGCGAAGGATTTGCGCGGCCTGAACCGTGAGCCGATCCGCCACAGGGCGGCGGTCTTCACCGCTGAGGTACTTGTCGACCACAGCCAACAGATCCGGCTCAGCGGTGCCGTCAGGCTGCATACCTTGCACTGTCACCACTACGACCGCTGGTGAGGGGCTTTCCGCTGTGGCGTCCGCCACTCGCCCGTCCGCCGCACGGGCGTGAAAGATGTAGCTGTTTTGCGGTCCGGCAGTGCTTAAGCCTTCCCACGCCATCTGCGCGCGTTCGCGCAGGCTGTCATCAGTTTCCATCAGTTGTGGAATGGGCGGCGTTGTGGTGGGGTCACCTGCTTGAATCACAAGCTTTTTGACGTTGAAGTTTGCCGCCAGATTCTCCAAATCACTGCCCTGGGCAAGCGCGAGTAAGTTGGCTGTGGCTGCCTCGTTCACACGCTGCCGCCAGATCGTTTCGCGGTAGGCGTTCTCCTCAAGCAGCTTGGTCAGCGGCTCTGACTCCATTTCCAGGCGGGCCGCAATTTCGGCTTGTTCCTCGACCGGCCAAAGACTGATGGCGTAAGTCTTGCGTTCTGCAAGGATCTGCTCGTAATCGATCTGCTCAACGATCTGCGGGGCAGGTAAAAGGCTCAGGTCGATGGCTGCGAAGGTGTTCATACACTGCCTCCCAGTTGCAAGGGCAGGCTCATGCTGAACTGCTCATTCGTATCGACCACACTGCCCTCCAGCTCCAACACCGACTGACCTTGCAGGTTGGTGCCGAGGAATTGAACGCGGCTCAGGCTTACACGATGTTCCCAGCGCATGAGTGCCATGACTACGCCCGAGTAAACCCGTAGGCGCGTTACGTCGTTGAACGGATGGTCTACCAGTTCGGGCAGCAGGCTCCCGTATTCGCGGCGCATGACGCGGGTACCGATGCGGGTGGTGAGAATGTCGGTCATGCCCTGGGCTATGTGATCCAGAGTGCCGATTGCGGCGCCGGTTTCGCGGTTCATTCTGGTTTCCCCGTCTTGCCGTTGCCTGGCATCACGCCGCCGTGCTCGTGTTCGACCAGGCTGATGCCGGCCGCGATCACGTCGGTTGTGACGGTGACGGTGCCAGTGACGTTCTGGTTGCCGGTTTGGGTGTAGTCGCCCTGGTGCGTGATTGGGCCGACTATGTTGATGCCGCCCGTGCTGATCAGGTTGGTGGTGCCGCCTTCGGCAAGTGTGACGTTTAGGTGATGTGCGACGCTGTCGTATTCGATTACCGTGCCGTCGGCGTAGGTGCGACGGTGCAGACCGGGGCGGTTGCCGTTAGCAGGGATGTGGTCACTGGGTAGGCCAGTGATGACGACGCCATTGGCGAGTTGGCCGGACGGACTGAACAGGATTACCTGCTCGTCGATGGTCGGTGGGTCCCACTCGCGGTCTGATCCGGCGCGCAGGGCCAGCCATGGCAGCCAGGCGGTGGTCAGTGCTCCGGTTTTTACCTGTACGCGCGGAGGCTCCATCTGCACGGCGGCGATGACGCCGAAGCGGATGAGGTTTTCGAGCATGCGGGATAGGGCGGCGAGGTCGTTCATGGGGCTGATAGTGGCGTTGCGCGTGCGAAGCCGCATGCTTTTAGTCTTGTAAGGTTCGCCACTACAATCTAGATTCAGAGCTGAACGATTCACAGATAAAATACTAATTCTCGCGCCTGTTTGTTTTCGGAGTGTACATATGACTGATAGAAGTAAAAGGTTGATTGGCAAGGTCAAAAAGAAAGCGGAAGACTTTGATCTTGCTGAGTATGTTGAGGCGATGGTGGATGCTACTTCTGATAGCGAGGTATTCAAGGCAATACCTTTTGTCTCAACAGTAACTGGTGTTGTGAAGACCTATCTCCAATTTAAAGAGGGTAAGTTCAAGAAAAAAGTTGAGATTTTTACCGAGGCGGCGGGAAATTTTACGGATGATGAGTGGGATAAGTTTTATACGGATTTGAACGATGAGGGGAAAGAAGATGACTTTGTAAGCGAGCTTTTGGAGATAATTGAAAGAGTAGATGAGGAGCAAAAGGCTAAAATAATTGGTGGAATATTTCGCCGACTTGTAAAGCGAGAAATCACTTATTCTCAGTTTGAAGATCAAGTGCAAACCACAATAGCGCTGCAAGTTATGAATATACATTTTTTTATGCATGGGTATCATAATGAATACATTTTGGAAGAATCGTTAGGCGACATAATGACAGCGCAGCGAGTGTTGAAACGTAAAATTGAATTGGCTTTTCGAACTATCAATATAGGCGCGCAAAAACAAGAGCAATATATTAAGGTTGGTTATGCTTTGACTGCTTTTGGTGGGGCTTATTTGACTACGTTGCATCAAGTGTACAAAGATAAAATTCAGCCTGATCATTTGTATGCTGGATGAAGTTATGTCATCAGGTCAAGCGACTGATCAGGTTGTCGCGTATTAATTCAATATCTGCTTCAGAAAAGCCTAAAATTTCACGCTGTTCGTAACTTGTCTCCGGAGCGCCTCGTTCAGCACGATCCTTTAACCCGTACTGGTGAACCCTAGCGATTCTGGCGATACGCCCAGTGAAGCCTACGGTAACGGCATTGCTGTCACCTCGAACCTTCAGATAACTAGCTGTCCGCAGCTTTTTGAACATCGCAAGCTTCCTTCGGATACGCCCCTGTTTTCCGCGCAGACTCCGTTTTCTTCGTGGGGCGAACTTGGTCCCATCAGGATTTTCCTGGGCGATTACCCGTTTTTGCTGACTCCGACGCAGCTCCTGCCCGATGTTCTGGGCAAGCTTACTGCGCGCACCAGGCTCTAGCCGCTCCAGAAGTACTGCCGCCCAAGTCTCCAGCGCCTCCAGATCACTTGCCATCAGGCACTATCCATTCACTGATATTGCCCTGGGCCCCAGGCTTCCAGTTTGGATCGAGGTAGCCCGCCACGTACTGTGGTTCGTTGGGGTGCTTCACAGTTGTGTTGCCCTGGTCATCCTGGCCCACGACTACTTTCTCTGTTAGCGCGAGGGTGATGCTGAGGTCCACTTTGCTTTTGTCGAGGATGTCTGCTTCGAACTGAATGCCGTCTTTGACCTTGTTGAGGTTCTCCAGCAGCTCGGATTGGTTGACGCTGAGCCAGCCCAGAATTGGCAGAATTACGCTATCAGGGTGGCCGGCGAACTCGGTGAGGATGATCTGCAGGTCAAAGCTGTATTCAAACGACAGAGTGTTTGCGGCGGTGCACCGGACCTTGCCATTGTCGATGAAAATCAGAAGGCGATCAGGGTCGTATTTGAATTCGGATACGGTTGCCAACAGGTGGGCGCGTAGGCTTTCGGCTTTGTTCATGGGTTGGCCTGCTGGTATTTGTAGATCATGTCGACCTGGGCGGCGCAATCGGCCCAGGCGGCTTCGACGCGGTCTTCATCGGTGAGCAGGTCGCCGTTATTGGCTGGGCTTGTCGTCGGCAACTGGCACGGCACCACGGCCGGACAGCCAGTCACGGTAAGCTGCGGCGCTGGTGAGGGCGGGGCGCTCGCGCAGCCGGCGAGCAACGTCAGGCAAAGGCTGAGCAGCCCAGTCGCGTAGTTCGTCGTTTTCACGTTTCAGTTCCTCTATGGTTCGTGCGCGCTTTGCCAGGGCCTGGCGCAGTTGATCCTGCTGGGCGCGCAGAGTTGACTGGTTTTCGCGTTCTTGCTTCAGGGTGGCGGCTAGCGTGGTGGCGGTCGCCAGATTGCGGTCGGCATCTTCGCGGGCCGTCTTGGCCGCACTCTTTGCCAGGTCTGTTTGGCTTTCGGCGGTATTGATGCGCTGTTGCTGGCCCCAGATCAGCAGCGCCAGGGCACCGAGCAGGGCAACGCCGTACAGGGCCTGGCGCAGGGTGCTCACGCGCGGTACCAGCCGAGTTTGTTCATGGCTGCGGCGTCGAGTTGCTTGATCGGGCCGCGTACGATCACGGCCCTGGCGTTGTTCATCAGCTGGATGCACTCGGCCAGCCGAAGCATGTCGTCTTGTTCGGTCGATTCCGGGACCACCAGCAGATCCCCGTCCCGCACGCGGAGTTTCTTCACTGCTTCGAAGTCAATCATGCCGCCACCCCTTGTCCGCACTCACAGCCAGCGTGCCGCTCGTAGGCGCGCTGCATCTTGGTGTCGTAAAGATTCCTCAGGTAATCCGGCCCGTTGTAGAGCCGGGCAAACTCGGCCCATTTGCGGGCTTTCAGCGCCTTGTGCAGCACCGGGTCGGTTTCAATGAAGCGCGTGAAAGCGTCGAACTGCTGCGATTCGCCGGCACTCATCGCCGCCACGAAGGCCTGCACGCTCGCGTAGCCAAGGCGCTCCCAGTGATAACCCATGATCTGGAAAGCGCCCCAGGATGCGGATTCAAGTGCGGCCGTGTCGTCGATCAGGCGGGCCATGGCTAGGCGTTGGTGCTCGGCGGTACCGCCGATATAGCCACCGGCCTTCGGGTTTACCAGGGCGGGGATGGTCGCGGCGAGTTCATCGGCATGGCGCTTGATCTCTGCAGGGTCATCACCCGTGTGTCGAACCTTGCCGAGCTGGCGGTACATAACGTGCCGTTCGAACAGGATCACCGGCTTGCCGTTGTCGAGGAAGCCTTTGCCCTTGGACTCGACTTCGTTGACCGCGTAGATGCTTGCCAGCGGCACGTCCAGGCGTTCGGCTGCGGCCACCAGGTCGCTGTTGCGAAGCAACTGAGCGCAGTCACCGCCGGCCAGGCTGGCCTGGGTCTTGGTTCCGGCAACGCCATCGGCTACCAGACCAACTTTCATCTGGTACGCACGGACGGCCGTCTCTGTGGCGTCACCATAGTGGCCGTCAGGCACCAGTTTGGCGCCGTGCCTGTTGAGGTTTTTTTGCAGGATAAGCACCGCCTGCGAGCGGTCGCCGTGGCGAAGGGTGGTGGTCATGCGCTGGGCCTCAGCAGGGCGGCGACGTTGCCGCGTGAACGGAAAATCAGGGTGCAGAGCAATACGATGGAGACGGCTTGCCAGAGGCTGGTGGGCTGGCGGTACAGCAGTATTTCCAGACCGCAGATGCACAGCGCGGAGCCGAAGAGGCTGGCGAGTAGTGAGATGCTGCGCCGGTACCGGGATGCGCCTCGGGTGTAGCAGGCCAACCGGAAGGCGCTCAGCAAGTAGGCGATTGCCGTGATCAGTTGCACGGCCAGTTCGATGTTTGGCATGTCAGCTGCCCCCTCGGATGCGACGCCAGATGTCCCAGATGTCCGCTTTTTCCACCCACACCATCAGCTTGATGCTGATCGGGATGACCACCAGAGCGCAGAGGAACGCGCCGCCGCCACTGGTGATGAACGGGATAGCCTGCAAGGCCATCGGCGCGAACAGATAGCCCACGCCGGCCGACAGGAACAGCGAGCCCAACCGCTGCCATACCTTGAGGTCGTGCTTGGTACTGGTCACCAGCCATGCGCCGAGGATCGCGCCAAACAGCGCTTCGCCGTCGATAATCGGCGTCACGGTTGCCAGGCCCAGGCCCATAAGCAGGCCGGTCACGGCGCTGGAAGTCGGATCAGCCATGGTGTGGGTTTCCTTGGTTGCAGGGAGTCAGTCCCATAGGTTCACCATCTGCCGCTGGGGCGCGCTGGTTTGGGCTTCGGGCATGTTGACGGGGAGGCCGTGCGGCAAGATGGGGCCGTGTTCAGCCAGGCCGGGGTTCGCCTGTAGCACCGCTTCGGTGACGCCCGCGGTTCGGCCGTAATACCGCCAGCACAGCGCGTCGACGGTTTCGTTTTGATTGGCGCGGATGGTGACCGGCATCAGATCAGCTCCACGGTGGTGCGGCTTTTTCCGAGAAAATCACGGACTGCCCAGCGCAGATCGCGGCGGTAGTCGTCGATGGTGGGTGCAGTTTCTTCTGCCTTGGCATTGCCGGAGTTGGTAGCGCTGTAGTCGCGGTAACGCTCGCACACCTCGGCACCGGTACCGGCTTCGATGGCGCGACGGTAGAGGTGGGCCTTTACCGATACGTCCTTGATGCGGTCACCCGGGACGGAGTCCAGCGTTGTATAACCAGCCGCCTGTTGAATGGCGCGCCAGTCGCTTAACTCACGGTTGAGATTGATGGCGGCAGCGATCACGGCGGTTTCCAGGCGGGCCGGGGTGACACTGGAGTCGATGCGCAGAGTGGCGCGCAAGTTGTCCAGATCAATCGACGGCCAGAACGGGTCGGTGTTTATGTGGCCGCTGGCGACGGTGCCGCTGGCAACAAATGCGCTCATGAGACTGCACTCGAAAATAGATCGCCGGTGGTCGGGGCTTCACGTTCAGGAGGAGCGGCCTGGCCGATCCGCCCCGAGCCGGCGGGGTGCGTGGGGACGCTCAGTTAGCTGCAGGAGCAGCGTATTTTTTGAGGAGACGCTCGACGCGCTCCAAATCCTTCTTGCCACCGCAGTTGGTGTTCAGCTCGATGGCGCGGGACAGATATTTTTTCGACGACTCCAGGTGACACAGGGCGGCCACCTTGCTTTCCGACGTGTCGTCGTCGGAAACCATGTCCGCGAAAGCCTTGCCTAGGGCCAGATGCAGCTTGGCTTTAGCCTGGTCGGGCATGTCTTCTTCACCCGCGATTTGCTCAGTGCGCAGCAGCAGCTTCACGTCGAACGTGCCACCGGCCTTCTGCGCCTTCAGGGCGACTTCGGCAATTTCTTCGGCAACGATGGTGCCGGTCGTGCGTTCGAAGCGATCAGGCATGAGCAATGCGTACTGGATGACGTACTCGGCAATGTCCAGGGCGCCGGCAAAGTCGCCGGCATCCATCCGCCAAACCATCAAAGTGGTCAGCACCTGGTCCTGCGCGCCTTTTCCGCCTGCCAGAACGCCTTCCACGTATGGGATGTATTCGGGGAGCAGTTGCTTTTTCAGCTCTGCTTTGCCTTCGGTGGACTGGACCTGTTTCAGGCGCAAGTAGTCCTGCTGAAGCTTCGCCAGGTGCAGTTCGTAAATAGTGGAACCTTCCATGGTCATGGCTGGGCCGGCCACAGCGGCCGCTGCAACGGCTGCTGTGACGCGCTGGAAGTGACGACGGCAAGGATTGGTCATGGTTGCGCGCCTTAGCTCAGGGTGATGTTTTCGGCCATGGCAGCGCAGCCCAGGTCTTCAATCACATAGCTTTCATTGACCGACTCGTAGTTTTCGATACGGTCGCGTTTGGCGTTATCCACCACCGTGCGGCGGCGGGTGCCTTCCTGCCAGTAGATCGACAGGTTGTCGAGGCGGGTGACCAGCAGGCCGTTCGGTGGGAAGTGAGGTACTCGCACCGCTGGCAGGTTACCGATGCGCTTCTGGCTCGTGACGATATCGGCCGCGAGCATTTCGGTTGGCGCTTGGGTCTTGTTGATGATCGGGAAGTACTTGTCGGCCAGCAGCTGGCGTCCGCAGATCACCACCAGGTCAGTGTCTTCCTGGTACCAGGGCTCGATGAACTCGTTGACCATGCTGACGACCAGGGCGTCGATGTTTTCGAAGTCTTTGCCCGCGCCGATCTGAATCTTGCCGCTGCCATCGACCACTTCTTTCATAACACGCTGCGGATTTTCCAAGCGCATCTTTTGCAGCCATCCGACGTTGACGTCCTGCAGCAGCTTGTTAATGTCCGGTTTAGAGGTCGCAGCACGGCTGGTCCCGTTCCAACCAATCATGATCCGGTTGAGGGCCTGAGCCCGGATGATGGCGTCACGGATACGCGCCTGGAAGTCTTTGAACTTGGCCCATTGATCAAGCTTCTGGTAACGCAGGCCGGTATCGAAGTTGGTTTGGGTGCAGGTGTACCCACGGTTGTCGAGGCCGGTGGGGTCGCGGGGCTCGCGGTCTTGCTGGGTGGTATCGGTGGTGCCGGCAATAGTGCCGTCGATACCGATGCCGATTTTTTCGCCCGACTGCTCGGCCACGCCGTAGACGTTGATCGAGCTGAGAAACGCGCTCGACTCCTGCATCCGGGTTTCCAACGTCTGGGCAACGGATGGAGCGGCTGTGAATTTGGTGGTGACGTCGCTCACGCCGTGCAATTGGGCGAGTTGTTGCAGGTAAGCGTTGAAAAGAACGCGAGTATCGTTACGCATGGTGTTCTCCGATGTTCCTTGGCGGGGTGTTGTCCGTGATCTGGATCAGCAGTCGGTGACGAGTGCGCCGTCACCGCCCGTAGCCGGCGGGCGAACGGAGTACTGCGGTTTCTGGCCGGTGGTGTCCGGGGTTTTTTCGAGCTGTTGAACCAACGCGGTGAAGTCGGCAGACAGCTTCTCGTGAGCGGTCTGCAGCTTTTCGCGGGCGGTTTTTTCGGCGGTAAAGGCTTCGCCCTGACCGGCGACATGCTCGGCCATGGCTTCAACAGCCTCGCCGAGTTCAGTGAATAGAGCGGCGTCCTTGCCTTCCTTGTCCTTGCTCTTGCCGAGTAGGTCGAGAACGCGGCTAAACAGGCCTGCGACTTTGCCGCTTTCGTCCTCAACTTCTTCGAATTCAAGTTCAATCTCGACGACCTCAGAGAAGAGGTTGCCGGGATCGCGTTTGCGACTGGTCAGTGGGTTCATGTCCGGGTGCTGGGCGCTGAACGTCAGCATCTCAGTGCCCAGGCTGGCCGGGGTATCGGTAACGGCGATGCCGTCCAAATAGGCGCGGCCGGTGTCGGCGAATTTCGGCCGAATCTCGATGCTGGTGTACAGCTTCTGCCGTGCTTTGTTCATGGCGATCAGGTCTGAGGTCGGTTCGATTTGCGCGAACAAGGCCAATTTTTTGGCCCCGGCAATCTCGACTTCCTCAGTCTTGAGCGCGACCACATCGCCGTAGGCTCGGAAAGGGCTGTCCGGCAGCAAGCTGCGCATGTGCTCAATCCAAACCCGCGCACCGTAGGTGTTCTGGCTGTAGGTCTCGGCAGCGTCGACCAGCCATTGGCGTTCGATCTGGCGACCATCGGTAGTGGCGCCTTCAACGGCGACGCGGAAGAACTTGGAGCGTTGTTTCTTGGCTGGGTTGTCGGTTTTGCCGGCCATGCGTGAATCCCTCAGTGCGGTGGCAGTCTGCCTTGGCGATGAGCGCATGTTGTTGAGCGCGGGCGCGACGGGCAACGAGGCGCTGTTGTAGATCGTTGATCTACAAGGGGCGGAGGGGGAACTGTTCGCGCGCGGGCGGCAGCATCTGCGCCATGAATGCCATCGTCCAACTACCTACCGATCACCGCCGCCATTCCAAGCACCTTTACTGGCAGGGCTATCGCGTGTGCGAGATCGCCGAGCTGATCGGGGAGAAGGAAAAGACGCTGCACAGCTGGAAAGCTCGGGACGAATGGGACCGGGCGACGCCGCTGGAACGCATCCAGGCAGCGACCGAAGCCCGCTTGGTTCAGTTGATTCTGAAAGATCCCAAGTCAGGATCTGACTACAAGGAAATTGACCTCCTGCACCGCCAGTTGGAGCGGCAAGCCCGTATCCAGCGCTTCAACGACGGCGGTACCGAAACCGAGTTGAATCCGAACCTGGCGAAACGCAATGAGGGGCCGAAGAAGGCGCCGAAACGTAACGAGTTCGACGAAGAACACATTGAAAAGCTGACCGAAGCGTTCATTGACGGCTGTTTCGGGTATCAGCTGGATTGGTACAAAGCCGGCAATCAGCGAACCCGCGCGATACTCAAGTCACGGCAGATCGGCGCGACCTACTATTTCGCCCGTGAAGCGCTGATCGATGCGCTGACGACAGGCCGTAACCAGATTTTTCTGTCGGCCTCGAAAAACCAGGCACACATTTTCAAGGCCTACATTCAGGCCTTTGCCCGTGAGGTAGTCGGTGTTGAGCTGACGGGCGACCCGATCATTCTGGGTAATGGCGCCGAGCTGCACTTCCTCGGTACCAATGCTCGGACGGCCCAGGGCTACCACGGCAATTTCTACTTCGACGAATTTTTCTGGACCTTCAAGTTCAAGGAATTGAACAAGGTCGCCAGTGGCATGGCGATGCAGAAGCAATACCGCCGAACCTACTTTTCGACGCCTTCCAGTATGGCCCACGAGGCCTATACGTTCTGGACCGGTGAGCGGTTCAACAAAGGCAAGCCGGCGGCGCAACGGGTCAAAATCGACGTCTCTCATGATGCTCTGCAGCAGGGCCGGCTGTGTGAAGACCGGGTCTGGCGGCAGATCGTCACCATCCTCGACGCCGAAGACCGTGGATGCGACCTGTTTGACCTGGACGAGCTGCGCCAGGAATACGATGCCGAGGCCTTCCAGAACTTGCTGATGTGCCAGTTCATCGACGACGGGGCCAGCATTTTCCCGCTTGCGATGCTGCAGCCTTGCATGGTGGACAGCTGGGATCTGTGGGCCGAGGACTACAAACCGTTTGCCGCGCGTCCTTTTGGGGATCGTCAGGTTTGGGTTGGATATGACCCAGCCGAGAACGGCGACAGCGCAGCATTGGTGGTAATTGCTCCACCGACAGTCCCTGGCGGCAAGTTCCGGTTGCTGGAGAGACACCAATTCAGGGGCATGGACTTCGCCGCTCAGGCGGAAGCGATCCGCCAGGTCACCAGACGTTACTGGGTGACCTACATCGGTATCGACATCACGGGCATGGGGTCCGGCGTGGCGCAGCTGGTCAAGCAGTTCTTCCCGAACATCACCACGTTCAGCTACTCGCCCGAGGTCAAAACGCGCCTGGTGTTGAAGGCGTACGACGTCATCAAGAACGGGCGCCTGGAGTTCGATGCCGGATGGACGGACATCGCGCAGTCGCTGATGGCTATCCGCAAAACAGTCACCGCCTCCGGGCGCCAGTTCACTTATACGGCCGGTCGCACCGACGAGACAGGCCATGCCGACTTGGCTTGGGCGACCTTCCACGCCCTGCATAACGAGCCTCTTGAAGGGCAGACCACGGCGAATACCGGATTTATGGAGTCCTACTGATGAGCAGACGTAAGCGCGAAACCCAACTGACCACCGTTCTGCCGGCTGCTGAAGGGGAGGTACTCCCGCCGGAATCCGGCCCGGTCGAGGCGTTCACCTTCGGTGACCCGGCGCCTGTGCTCGATAGCAGGGAAATCCTCGACTATCTGGAGTGCTGGGCCAATGGGCGTTGGTTCGAAACACCCATGTCCATGGATGGCTTAGCCAAGACAACGCGCGCCAGCGTGTACCTGCAGTCCGGCCTCAACTTCAAGCGCAACATGCTCGCCCGCACGTTCGTTCCGCACCGGCTGCTGAGCCGTCAGGCCTTTGAGCAGTTCGCTCTGGACTGGCTCTGGTGCGGCAACTGCTACTTGGAAAAACGCAACAACATGCTGCGCAACACCATGGGCTTACTGCCGCCGCTGGCGAAGTACATGCGCCGAGGCATCGACATGGAAACCTATTACCAGGTGCGCGGCTGGAAGGATGAGCACGAGTTTGCACCAGGTTCGATTTGCCACCTACGTGAGGCCGATATCAATCAAGAGATCTATGGGTTGCCGGAGTGGCTGGCAGCGCTGCAGAGCGCGCTGCTCAACGAGAGCGCCACGCTATTTCGCCGCAAGTACTACAACAACGGCAGTCACGCCGGATTCATCCTGTATATGACCGACGCGGCGCAGAAGGAAGAGGACATCGACTCATTGCGCACCGCGCTGAAGAACTCGAAAGGGCCGGGGAATTTCCGAAACCTGTTTGTGTACGCGCCCGCCGGTAAGAAGGATGGCATCCAGCTCATCCCGGTGAGCGAGGTGGCCGCGAAGGACGAATTCAGCTCAATCAAGAACATCAGCCGCGACGATCTTCTCGCGGCGTTGCGCATTCCACCGCAGTTGATGGGCATCGTGCCACAGAACGCAGGCGGTTTCGGGTCGTTGCGGGAGGCTGCTGAGGTTTGGGCGGTCAACGAACTGGAGCCGTTGCAGGCCAGGCTGGCCCAGGTAAACGAGTGGCTGGGTGAAGAGGTTGTCAGCTTCAAAGAATTTGAGCTTCCAACGGGGGGTAAGTAGTACCCCCGCGCAGTAAACGAGGCGACGAGCTGGTGCGCTAACACCCGCTCGACGCTGAATCACTCGAACGTGCCGAGTGCTCCAACCAAGGCCTCGCCCCACTGCGCAGGGGGTGCGAAGCCTAAGCGAATCCAATTTTCAAAACAAGGATCACTTATGAGCACACCAATTATCCCGTGGATGGGCGGCAAGCGCCGCCTGGCAGATCGTCTTATTCCACTGTTTCCACCCCATGAATGCTACGTCGAGGTCTTCGCTGGTGGCGCCGCGCTTTACTTCATGCGTCCCCAGGCTGCGCCGGTTGAAGTTCTCAACGATATCAACGGCGATCTGGTGACGCTGTACCGCGTCGTGCAGAACCACCTGGAAGAGTTCGTGCGCCAGTTCAAGTGGGCGCTCAGCTCCAGGCAGGTGTTTGAGTGGCAGAAGATGACCCGGCCGGAAACCCTTACCGATATCCAGCGCGCGGCACGGTTTTTCTACCTGCAGCACCACGCTTTCGCAGGTAAGGTCAGTGGACAGACGTTCGGTACCGCCACAACCGGGCCGGCCATCAATCTGCTGAGGATCGAGGAGAACCTGTCTGCAGCTTGGCAGCGCTTGTCCGGTACCTACGTCGAGAATCTAGGGTGGCTTGAGTGCGCCGAGCGCTATGACCGGCCACATACCTTCCATTACATGGATCCACCGTATTGGCAGACCGCTGGCTATGGCGTGGACTTCCCCTTCGAAAACTACGAGCGGATGGCTGAGTTCATGCGGCGTTGCAAGGGCAAGGTGATGGTGAGCATCAACGATCACCCCGATATCAGGCGGGTGTTTGAGGGGTTCCACTTCGAAACGGTGGATATTCGATACAGCACGGCCAATCAACGCCAGGCGAAGGCCGAAGTCAGTGGCGAACTGGTGATCATGAACTGGGAGCCCAACGCCTTCGGCGGACTTTTCTAACTCACCGGCTGGATCAAACTGGGGCCTTTGTTTCTGACGTTGCCCACCGCGACGTCGACCTTGAACCACTCAAAGGCCTCGGCGGGTTCGCCCTGGTGCAACACCATCTGCTCGGCGCGTTCCTTGGGCGTTGCCGGGTCCAACCATTCGCGGGCCAGGTCCGGGGTTAACACCACGGGCCTTCGGTCGTGAATATCCACCATGCCGCCGGCACTATCGGCGGTGATAATCACGAAGCCGTCATGCTCGCCTGGTCCTTCATCGGGGTCAGGCACCTGGCCGATGGACGCACAGAATATCGGCGCACCATCCCGCCGGCGGATCAGATAGGGCTGCTTTTTGGGTCCGCCTTCATCTACCCACTCAAACCAGTTGTCGATAGGCGTGATTGCACGATGTGGCCAGATCGCCCGAAAGAACGGGCCGTGGGCTACCTTCTCCACGCGGGCATTGATCGGCGCGGCGCGGTCTTTCGCCCAATGCGGCCTCCACCCCCAGCGCACCGGATCAGCGTGTAGCAGGTCGCCCTGCAGGTGCAGCAGCGCAACCGTAGTTGTCGGCGCGACGTTGTAGCGCTCTATCGGCTGATCACCCACGGAGTTCGCCAGAGCATTGGGCATACTCAGCGCTGCAACAAAGTCGTGGATTCCCCGGTACTGCGAAAGTCTCCCGCACATAAGCATCTCCGCTCGTCGGCGCCGATGAACAGCCGGTCCCCGGCCAATCTCTACACTGTAGACACTGGCTCGAGGTATTCGTCGTGGCGATCAACATTGATCAGGTGAACGCAATGGAGGCGTGGTTTGCGCTGCGTAACGATCCCGCATTTATATCGGCCACCCCAGAGGAGCGATACGAAACGCGGCTCGCCCTGGCTGACGACCTCAAGCACAAGGGACTGATCAACGAAGGTGAGTGGCGGGAGCTGACTGAGGAAGCAGTAGCGGCCTATGCCGACGAGTTAGGCTAATGGCTGCTTGTAAACGCTAAGCTCGACCAGCAGTCGCTGATTCTCCCTGAGCAAATGGTCTCGTTGCCCGGTAATAATCTTCACGCTTTGCACTGAGGCAAACGAGTACTGCTGTTCCAGCATGCTGATCTTTTCTTCAGCCGCTGCCAACCTCTCTTCCGCATCCGCCTTGCCTGCCATCAGCAGGTCATTCATCTGCACCAAGCCAGCGATATTCTCCCGCGCTCGACGCAGCATGCGCTCTGTCTCCACCAGCTCATCTACGAGGATTGAGCATTGGTGCTGGTACATCTCAAGTGGAGTGGGGCAACCGAGCCAATCATCGGTGTCCATGTCAACGTTCATAGCGGGAATCTCAATAGCTGTATGTGCGTACAGTAATCGAGGTTTAAATGCGCCGCGATTTGAGCCGACGAGCTGTAGGCGGAAGTGGGGTCGGAGAGCTGAAAAGTGAGCAGGGGAAGGATGAAAGTTTGGGCTTCTACGACATGAAAAAACCCACCTCAACATAGCATTTTCATGGTGTCACAACAACCGGAAGCGACGTTTCAGTCAATAAATACGGGGGCGTGACCGTATCCCGACGTATTGACTGGCGTGTCGTAGCTCGGCGGCATCAGGACATGTCGCCGGCTCTACTGGCACGGCGACGGCTCGGGGAACTGGCGTGCCACATAAAGCTGGGGGGAGTGACGTGCTACAGGCGGTCTATAGGATGGTCTGCACCTGGCGCGCGCCGTCGTCCCCCCACCTCGCCTGCGGGCTAAATAGGTCGTTTTTTCTGCGCACCTGCGCACCACTCTCGACGGCGTAGGCTGGGGGTTGCTAGGCGTTTGGGAGGGTACAGAAAACCTGCGGAATCCTGCGAAGGTGGATGTTTTTGGCAACGCTCATAAGCACGCACACACAGCTGAATTCAGTAGGTGCCTCGGGAAAAAGGTTAGTTTTTTTTTGAGGGGGGTGTTGTGACTTGGAGGGCCCGTGTTTGTTGGGCTTGAGACCTAACTTTGATGGGTTAGGTTGGGTTAGGTCAAAGGTTAGTAATTCGTAACCTCTTGTTTTTAAAGGAATTAATATATTGAATATTTAACGCTAATAAAGGTTAGGAAATAACCAGACCTAACCCAAAAGCTAACCTTGCCAACCATTCGAAAAGCCATAATAAACAAGGCTTTCAAGGCGCCCTGAAAAAAACTAACCCTCCTAACCTCTTTCCCGTGGGTCAACATGAAAACGCGAGAGGTGTCAGGGCGGGCTGCTTTTGAGGCTTTGTGCGGCATTGCGCAGTACTCACGACCTTTGCGCTCACACAGCGTCAGATATTCACGTTTAGATGGGACGTTGGAATCGGGTCGACAGGCATTGGCGACCAGTACCTCGGCGCAACATCAAGCGTGCCTTCTGACTCGAACGATAGAGTCGCTGACCTGCGCCGGTGTCAGGCAACTCAATTTCCCGAAGGCCGCCAGGTGCTGAATCATTGCTTCATGACTGCCGGGTTGCCGGACGGTCATGCGACGGCAGGTCTTTTCAAGGATCAATCGCGCCATCTGCGGGTTCTCGACCTTCGTCGCATCGAAGGCCAGCGCGATGGCGGGCCAGCTCGCCCGGGTCCGGGTCCTTGCGTTGCAGTGCCCTGAGCGCATTCATCTGCCGTGCTGTGATGGGTAGCGACGCGTCTCTCGTCGTTAGCGATTCTGCTCAGCCGTTATCAAGGGCAATGGTAGACCAGGCTCCCGGGGTCTGGTTTCCGCCAAGCGCAAAAAAGCCCGCCGGAGCGGGCCTTGATGTGGGGGGCCATTGAACATAGGGCGCGTTACTAGCAGCGCCCTATAACAGCCAAAGGCTGATGGCGCTTCGGTCCGTTGAGCATTCCAGCAGGCGGTGTACGCCGAGACGCAAAATCCTCCCACTGCTCAGGCTTTCGCTGTTTTCCACAACACATGCACACGTACTCCTCTGGATCTAAGCCCAAATAGTAGCCCTTGCGTATATAGGGGTGATCACACTTATGAACAGCACGCGCAACTTCGTCTGACTTATTCATAACCATTGAGCACACAGTAAAAAAGCCCGTACTGAGTACGGGCAAGACAGGAGTTTTACTTAGAGACTGCTGAGGGAACAGGCTCACTAGTAAGAAATAGAAAATCCCCCATGAGTTTACTTTTTCCCGCACGCTGTCGACGGACGGCACAGTAAAGCCTGCGGAATCAATATTTATACGAAGCGGCACACCATGTACAAGAAAAAAATCTGAACGTTCTCTCGGACCAAATAACAAAAAACTCAGAGGGAGCTAAATATGAAAAATTTCTTATATATCATCGAATATGAAATCCACCATGCAACCAGGTCTTTCATCATACGAAGCGAAGTAATGAATAATGCGGAGGCATGGCACTGGGCTTGCTGCGATGCGGGAATAGGCATCATTCCGCGGTCACGTAATGATAAGCTTAAACGTATAAGCAAACCGCTCGCCGAGCGCTACGGGCTTGAAAACGTAAGATGGCGGCCGTCCGGCGACGTACCATTTCAGCCAAAGCCCTACATTCCTCCACCACCCGAATAAATGCACGAAACAAATAGTACACCCATATGAATAGATCACCTTGTCTATCCGCTGACGCTATTATTTGCGGTGGCCCGCGAGCAGGCACATTTTCTCTACGTTGTTGCGCAGTGCAGTGTTCACAATCTGCGCCAAGTGTTTCCGCTTGCACTTAGGGCAAAGTAGATCTGAGGTAGTGGAAACCATGTAAGTGGGCTCCGCTTCTGTAGAGGGGTCATACGGCTTTTTGCATTTTGCGCAATTACGGCTCGCTTGTTTGGCAGTCATGACGGCTCCATCCTTAAGTGACTAGACATGTAAGATTGACCAATTACGGTGTATTTTCAAGAAAGCAGAATTGAAAATTCAAACGAGCGCTTAATTGATAGTTTTATGCCATCACGGATTGGGATATGCCCTACTATTAGCAAGCTAACGTTTACATCGTCCGGTTAAGATGTAAATCACATCGACATCTATCTCAGCCAATCGGGCGAGATACAGAGCACTGGGACTGCGCAGCCCACGCTCATATTTTCCCTGAGCATTCACCAAAACCCCGCCCAATGCAGCAAAAGCAGCCTGGGTGTAGCCAAGTCGAACGCGCTCCTCTCTAAGCCGCCTGCCTATTCCGTCCATACCCCTTCCTTTCGATTGGAGATCACGCGAGCGATTAGCATCAAACGCCAAATAATCCCGTTTTTTCAATCGAAATCCAGGGTTGGCCAACACGCCCTTTACGCACCAAAACAGGGCGCCAGTCCCATGGTGGTCCCATGGAGGCTTTTTTGAGACGCCAAAAACCACAAACCCCCGATTTTCTCCAGGAAAATCAGGGGTTTGCGTTTTATCAATTTGGCGGTGAAGGAGAGATTCGAACGCCCGGTACGTTGGAGTATCCTTCCGCATTGGCGATAAATTTTTACGGGCGATCCTGCTTCTTTAGCTTGGCTAAGCCTTGTTTGATGTGGCCTGCATTCTCACCAAGCGTTTGAAGGGCGCCACGGACGTTTCCACCAGTCGTCAATACGCCACGCTCTTCTGTCCATAACACCAGCTCCATTACTGCCGCCTCTAACGCCAGTTGGTTCTCATACATCCTTTCCAGCACATCCGCTAGTGAGTATTCGCTCGCCATCAATATAGCCCTGGTTCCTAAAGCTTGAAGCATAGCAGCGGATATTCGCGGAGCCGATACGTGCGAAGAACTGCCGTCCTTTGCAGGGGGTGGTACAGAAGTGGTACGGACATATTTATGGTTCGCTACAGGGCACGTATTTAAAGGCCTGTAGAGTTAGTGTTTCCAATCCATCATGGGTGCTACAGAAAATTTACGATTCATAACGCCTTGTATTTAAAGGCCTTCAGCAGGTTTTTGTGCTATCGTTCGTGTACATTTCAGGGGCCAAAATCACGGTTTTGGTACACCTGGAGTACACGCCGTGTGCATCAAAGGTATGCATCGGGTATGGATAAATGAACACTGAGTGAACACGACCATGGCTTCAATCCAAAAGCTTCCAAGCGGCAACTGGCGTGTGCTGATTCGATCAAAGGGTCACAAGGCGATCAGTGAAACGTTCACGACAGAGAAGCTTGCAAAGGCGTTTGCAAAGGAAAAAGCACGTCAGCTTGAAGAGATCAAAGCCACCGGCAGGGCCGCTGCTCCCAAGGGGTCAACTGTCGCGCATTATATCGATGACTACCTCGATTACATACAGCAGGGCCGTACCCTTCAGCGGAGCGCACTGTTCATCTACAAAGCTCTGAAGAAACGCCTGGGCAATATCGGGATCGAACGGCTTTCGAAGAGTCACCTGGAGTCGTTCATTGATGCCAGGAAAAAAGAGGGCGTTCAGGGTCAAACAATTGCTGGTGATCTCTCATTGCTGTCATCTGTGCTTCGCTATTGCTATGACACCAAGCACCTTGATATTGACCCAGATCTGGCCGACAAGGCGCGTAAGGGGCTGAAGACAAGTCACAAAATGAGAATCAAAAGTCGCGAAGTGGAGTGTGTACCAACACAGCAGGAGATCGACGCTATCACTGCTGTCTTTGCTACAAAAACCCGTCAGCAGATCGACATGCCGCAGGTGATCCGATTCAGTCTCTACACATCTATGCGACAAGCAGAGATCTGCAGAATCAGAATTGAAGACTTGGACAGGGAGAATAAGACAGTCATTATTCGTGACCGAAAGCATCCTGACTTAAAGGAAGGTAACGATGAGACTGTTCCACTGCTGCCTTCAGCCTGGGAACTTGTAGAGAGCTTTATCGGGGGGCGGAAATCCGGCTGCATTTTTCCCTACAATCCGAAGTCCGTTTGTACTGCGTTCACACGCGCACGGGCGGAAGCTGGAGTGTCTCGACCAGTTCGCTTTCACGATCTTCGGCACAAAGCGATCACTGACTTTTTCGGCATTGGCCTGAACGTTCCCCAAGTCGCGCTGATGAGCGGCCACCGTGATTGGCAGACTTTGAAACGATACACACACGTCAAAGCGACTGATGTCCACACTGCTTACAACGCGCTGAACATCAAGCAACAGGACGCTAAAAATATCGACGGACAACTCGCCCTGATTTTGCAGCAACTTGGTGAACTCAAAAGCGCCTAGGTATGAAAAAAGGGGCCAGTTGGCCCCTTCATTTTAAATGCAGCGTCTAATGAACTCGTCCGAATCGGATTCCATCAGACTGCCGATGAATTCCATCACAGCGTTTTTTGGATACAAGTAAGCAGAGCCAAAGCGGATAGGTTTCGGCCCCTTGCCGTGCTTTCTCCAGTACGCCAAAGTATCAAGGTTGACCTTAGCGAGTTCACTGATATCTTCGGCGGTGTAGCAGTTGATCTCGTGAGCAATCTTACTTCTGATGTCGCTCATGTCAGATCGCTCCGCCGTGAGTGAAAACGAAGCCCTTGAGCCTCAACATCGGGAGCGTGCTTACTCCGTCCGCAGGATAAAAGAAGCTATTCCCTACATATGCGTAAGCCGGGCCATGGCTATTTCCTCTCCAGTAGTCGAGTGTAGACTCGCTCACGTTATATAGGTCGGCTACGTCATCTTCAGTCAGAAAACCCACTTCCTGCGCGATTCCTTTTTGCATTTTTCTGTCCCGAAAGCACCCGCCATCATGACCGTCAGTGCTCCCTGAGCTCTCAAAAAAAACGGTGTCGTACCGTTGCTTTGTCAATATATGGAATATGTTTTTCCAGATGCCGTCAAGGCGCAGGGCAAATTTTTTAAACAGTCTACGTAGGGCATACCGTTAGCTAGAGTATGCTAAAAATATACTTTGGTAGTCTTAACCAAAAGGCCACTTGTATAAAAAGACGCCGGAGATTGGCCGTACAGACTAGGGGTATGCCCAGAAGAAACGGAAAGTAAATTTCGAGACGCTACTTCTTATGTTATATTCTTTAATGTGTGTATGGCTTGTTGTCAAAATACTAAATAAGAGATTTCGTTCTGTGCATGGGATCCATTAGTTCCGGAGATTTGTTTGATTCTTGCTAGGACTATATGACCTTCAATTTCAACTAATTCCCTAAGCTGTCGCATGTGGGCTTTTGTGGCTTTTGCAATATTATCTTGAGCAGGTTCGGTGATTTTTATTGCTGTTGAGCGATTGCCATAACTCAATGAACTTGTCCCTTGAGAGGCCGTGCTCAGGTTGGAAAAGCGTGTTCGAGCTTTTGCGACTGCTCTGTTACAAGTCCATGCCTTGGGGGGAAGCGGAGCGATCATCAACTAATGTGACGCCCTCCTGCGCGCAATAATTGCCAGCGGGCCGTCTCCGCCACGGGCGCAGTCCGTAGCCAATAAGTTACCAGGGCGAATAGGGCGTGGAATCCGGTATGACCTGCACATACCATCTAGGCACTTTTAACTCCGTCGCGACAATGCTTGATGACGTGCTCACGCGCCCCCGGTGCGACCTCTTCAATCTGAGGATTATCCGGGCTTCCACTAAGCTCTCTTCAGAGTATGCCGACCGGGGCATCTGCATGGCTCCGATGACATGGATTACTCGATTGGGTGATCCAGCTGCTTGACCAAAAGGGCGGGACGCTGCGCCTAGGATGTCTTCTGGATGCTTACTAAGGCTGGGTTTTGCCTGTGCAATATAGAGCGAGATCGGGTGATCAAAAAAATATTTTCGCTACCCCCCCCTTGAAATCATTTTTCAAAACCGGAGATGTTATATTTGAGGACAAAAGAAAAGCAGCGATCCCGACAGCCTCGCTTTTTTGGTTTTTCCACGAGCTTTTAAGGCAATCGACTCGATTGCTTTGCTGTTGCTTTGGTTTTTAGGCTGTTTTCCCTGTCTACTTTTGAATGATGGCTGTTGCACAGCTTAACCTGCGGTGTTGGATATAGGCCCGTAGGGCAGTGAGATGTCGCCTCTTTGCGCCGTAAGGCGCTGCTATTTTTTGATTTCAAAAAGAAGCAAAAAAGCCAGAAATTGTGAGGGATAGCTCCGTCTGAGAATCTTAGGAGGTCTAACATCCGTTACGAGCTGGCACAGCAGGGCAGGTATTTGATTGGTCATCAGTGCTAAGTGCCTCAACCCACATCACTTCCGGACTCCCTTCCTACTGCTATCTATCAGCTACCAAGGCTCGCCCCGCTCTCGGGTATCAACATGCGTCAGCCCTATCGCGACCTCAGTCGCTGAAGTGCAATTCTGTCTGCCGGGAAGGACTGAATGCCGCTTTCCTAAGGAGAAGTTTTGCGATCCTCCTGGGCACTCTTGTAACGGCTTTGAAATCAATCGCGAGCTCTTTGAGCATATCCTTTGATCAGGCTGTAGAAATTGTTACAGACGCTCCCCAATACGACTGGGAGCTCTTCTGTGATCTCGCCTACGACGATGGGCACTGGCCCAGAATCGTTCGTAATTTTCCTACTGACGCAACAATGCTTTCTCAGACTAACGAGGGTGAAGAGCTGCCCCACCATGCGTTGCTCGACGCCAGGATTATCGCAGGCATGTTTGCGCCAGTGTGCGGAGGCAGCGGATTATCCTAATCAGATGAATTGATCAGCAATCTGGATTGGCCTGTCGAGCGGAGCAAGTTACGAAATGCAACGCACGCACATCGAGGCGAATCGCGGAGTTGATCAGTGTTGACAAATGGAAGGCTATTTCCGCTATCAGGACTGATATTCATTCCTTTGGTGGTTGGTGCCACAACCGGCGCAACGTTGATTCCGGCAGCCCTAGCTGTCTCGCTGCCTCACTCTGGCTAAGCCCTCTCGTCTTAAGCTCCTGCACGGCCAACCATTTCCTCTGAGCCTCCAACTCTCGAGGCGGATTGATGGCTTTCGGTTCGGTTGGAAGCGGTCTATCTGCCAGCCCTAGCGCCTCAGCCTCAGCTAGCGACGCCAGAAGAACTTCGCGCATTGAGCGTTTTTCATGGGATGCAACAGTTAGTGCCAGCAGTGTGATCGGCTCTACGTTCAGCGCTAAGGCGAGACGTGCACTCATATCGACGGTCGCTGAGCTCCTTCCTTGCTCTAGCTCGCTGACGTGCGCTTGCGTGACGAAGCCCGAAAGACCTGCCTGAGATAGACCTTTCTGAGTGCGAAGCAGTTGAACTACTGCTGCATAAGATTTGCGCAGCGACATTTCACTATCCCGATAAAAGGAGACGGTATGTCGCATTTGCCTGCCGCCACACAAACAGATATATTGGTGGCTGTGGCGGTATTATGCCTCAGTTACTAATTATTGGATATTGACAGAGAGGGCTTGGGCGATGGATGGGATCATCGAAGACGGTCTGCTAGGTGATCTTGGTATCCGATTAATGGGCTCCGCACTTTCCCTTGATGAAGCCGTCGCAGTGGCCAGAAAACGCTACAAATGGATGCCCCTATGCGCCGTCGAGGAGTGGATCGTCCTAGATGCCATCGTCACCGACGAAGAGCGAGCCAAAGTAGCCGCCGCAGGCTGCCAACCAATGTTTATGTTTGCCCACAAGGTCGTGGATGACGAGCAGAGACGTTTTGAACCTGGCCACTGGGTCAGGTCGAGTATGGCCACTGCGTTCAACGACGGCTTTCTGTTCGAAACTCGGAATAGCGTCTATGTGCTACTCGGGCCGGGTCATCGCAAATCAGCAACCATCAAAGAGATCTTCTCTCTATTTTGAATTAACCAACCGGGCTGCTTTGCGTCCGCAGAAAACTGAGGCACCTGATGTTCAGAACCGAAGACTCAGACGCTATTGGCGTTCCGGGATTGTTTGGCGAAGGCTTGATGCACTGGCAGGGCGTGTCACGGGTGCTCAGATCGCACTGGTATCACCTGACCGTTCGAATCAGCGAGCAGGGTCGAAGCACTGAGTTCACGCGAATGATCGAAGGTGAGCGCAGACTGCAGCAAATGCTTGTGCAGCAAAATGCAGGGGAAGTGATAGTCGACGTGCAAGTGGTCACCCCCCCTTGGATGAATAACTGCGATGGCTGGGGTATGGAACGCGTCGTTAAGGTGACTGTTGGTGATGATAATTGCGACTTTGAGGTCAGCCTGATCGAGGTGGACAGTGGGTCTGTTTACCACAACTCACACCGACCAGGTTTTCAAATTCAGTCACTGCAGAACTGCCGGCCAATTTTTCTCGAAACCATGATTCGATCAGTCTGAAAATTACCAACAATCTTGCACGATACCAACGCGCCTGGTTGCGTGTGCAATTCCTGATATCTCCATACAGAACGCAGCCGGAGGGCAGTGATGCTCGACACGATAGATGTAAATTTCCACGGAAAGCGCCATACAGATTTCGATCTCAAACGAATCATTAAAGCCCAGGAGCAAGGCTTTGATGTGCCGGTTACCGCTTATCTCTGCGGTGTTTCGATTAGGTCGCGCGCAGGTATCGGTGTTGTTTTTGGCCACAAGCGCAAAGACCAGTACGGTCGGTTTGGCGATGGTCACCTGATCAGGACTTCTGACGTGCTGAAGGTCGAACGTGAAGGGCGATTTTGGGTGATGACAACCGTGAATTCGCGTTATGTACTAGCAACGTTCCAGCGGGATAATGGACGTGCAAGCCTCCGCCAATACCTTCGACTTTCTAGTGCTCAGCATCATCTATCCCCGAACCTGCTGCAATAAAGGCGTGCCTCCTATGATCGGCCTATGACTAAAGGATCCGGAGACTGTATGTCGAGCATGTTGATGAGAGCGGGCGAAACGATCTTTATTGCATCAGGTGTTGATGACCATCCTGTTTCGTAGTCGATGGCTATTCACATACCTACCGGGCTTGCCCCCTTTTGGGGGCTGACTGGTGTGACCAATCCCTGACTGCACCAGGTTTTGGCCCTATGGGCTTTCATTCTCAGGCCTTTGGCCCCAGAGGGCCGGCGCGCTCCGCGTGCTTTAGGCAGCCAATGAGCGCTTTTATAGGCAGCACCTCTTGTATTTTGAGCCGCTTCCACAAGGACATTGGTCGTTGCGCCCATGTCTCTTTGGAACCAATGCTCTCTCGACCATTTTCATTGCCGAACCCAGCGATGAAGAAGGCTTCATTGCCTTCGTCAACTCATCCATTTCTGACGATTGCTCCCACGGAAAATCGAGCGTGATACCGAATTGAATCTCCCCTTGAAGCCCCACTGAAACTCCAAACCAGTTCGCGGTTCGCTGAGCGTATTTGCGTTTCGCACAATGGAGTTCCAAGGTTCTGACGGCTGCTTCACTAGGCGTCGGGTTGCAATGGAAACAGATGCCAGTACCTGGTTCAGTCATCCCAAGTACGAAGTCATGTCGCTGACCATCCATCTTTCCCATCTTGGTCAGCCCATCAATAGCCCGATGAACCGTAATACATGAGTCTCCGTCCATGGAAAGAAGCGTGAAGCCCAATTCTAGTACCGCTGGATGGGGGCGGCGCTCTATCTGCTCAATCAATCGCTCGTAGTATGTGCCCTTCATCTTGGTCAAAATTCCTGGCGGCACACGCTGGCCAGGAAGGCCTTCACGCCGAACAGTCATGGCCGTATCTAGGTCGGCTGCGATTGAGTCTTCCAGCATCACTATATTGTATTGCTCGTCGAGAAAGAGGTTGCATCGAAGGTGGTACGCAAGAGCAGTGAGCTCATGCCCCATCATCAATTTTTGTGCCGACTCTAGCCGCATACGGACGTAGCTAATGAAGCGCAATGGCGTATCCAGCATTTCTGCTAGGACATCCAGCAGGAAAACGTCCATCACGAAAGGGGGACGGATGATCTCATCGGCAGAATATTTGAGGTACTGGCTGACTTGAAACGCCAATGCGGGGTAGTGGTCGGATACCACGCAGAATGGATAGATCTCCTTGATCGTCTCTGGGAGCACGACAGCTTGGCCACTATCATTTTCTAAGCGACATTTGCCTGAGAGGATGGCCGCCGCACACTCAGCCCCTTGGTCGTAGGCCTTTTGAATCGCTGCGGCAAAATCAGCCTTGATCTATCCGTCGCTACCTTTGCGGGCAGCAAGAGTTAACTTTTTGGCTTTTGCCTGAACGATGATGACTCGGTCACCAAAGATGACCAGAACGTCCGCCTCGGCGACAATCCGTTTGCCCTCGTAGATATTGACGTTTGTGTGAACATTCGCTTTTCCGAAAACCGCTGCCAGGCGACATTGAGAGAATTGTTCAGTGAATGCGCCTCGATTGTCGGACGCTTGTTGCCTGTAAGCTTTATCCTGGTGCATCCAGAAGAAAGGTGACTCGTACAGCGCTTCATAGATCGCGTAATGAGAGAACAGTAAGACCGAATCCCGACCTGTCGGCAGCAGTGGGGTTGCAGCTACCTGATTAAAGTCTCCCACTTCATTAAATTGGCCATTATCGCCACTGGAAGGTTAGAGCTTTGAAAACGGCTTCAACAACAGCGAGCTCTTGACCAGAACGCGCAGCGATCTCTTGTGCGGTGAACTCGAAGAGTGCCAGCACCGATGCTGCAGGTAGCTCCCCTATCTTGGCTCCGCCACCTACTTGCGCTCCTTTGGTCGCTCTAACGTCCATCAATGAACACATTGCACTCGCCACTTGCAATGCCTGTGCACTGCTAAACGCCATGGCCCGAACCAACCAGTCATCATCCTGGGCATGTTTCTCAGCAAAAAAATCTCGATACTGGAAGCTGTAAGCTGACTCGGTGCCATAGAAAATCGGCTCCTTCATCATGGCGCCTTTCCAAATGTCACTCATGGCGATGCCTTGCTGAGCTTGAGGCATAAGCTCGCCGATCATAAGGCCGGTCATTGCGTCGTGAAGCTCACTCATCAACTCATCAGTACGCGAGGCGTAGCTTCTCAGCGTGGCTTCATCAACTTCAGTTAGATCTAGAGGTTGACGCGACATCAACCCCAAGATCGTAGTTATTTCATTCCGATTGAGCCTTTTGCGGTCGAAGAGATGCTCAATATCAGAAGACTTATGCTCACCTTGAAAAGACACTAAGTTGTCGCGATAACAGATGCCAGCCATGGCATGAGCGTACCCTGGCTTGGCCGCCAGAGCTGCTAAATCATCAATGACGTCAGCTTCGCTTCGGTGCATGGGATGCATGGCTGATATCCTTAGAACTTATGATTTATGAATAGCTCGGAAGAGAACACTTCGGCTAGAAAACCCGCCAAAGACCCTCTGAGAGAACCGTCGTCGAAAACAGTAAGCCCTTAGGTCGTACCTGCGCCCCACGCCCAGTCACCACCTACCACAATGAAGATCTCAGACTTCAAAAGTCGCGCTCGGAAGGCAGCTTGTACCGAATTACGGACATCGTTTCGTACAGCAACTGCGCTGGTGCCGTTAAAGAAACCCATCGTAGAGGTGGTGGGAATGACTACATGCTGCCCCTCGTCTGCCTTAACCACCTTTGCTAGGCCGATCCGCTGAAGATCTGCATAGGCGCTTTCGTAGTCCTTCGAAGAGGCGTTCTTCAAATCAAACGTGCAATAGACCAAATAACTCATAGTACAAACTCCTGGATAACTCACACTCGATGAGATGGGGGCCAGCCCATCCAGCAGCCGGCTCACCCAAGAGCGAGAAACCTAACCTCTAGCCTCTTCCTACTGGGTGTGGCACACCGAGGAGCACGTCCGGCAGCCATTCGACTGCGGGTATGTGTTGCGAGCCTGACGCACGGCAGTCACACAGCTGCTGTGCTGGCCCAAATCGAGGCGGTTCTGCAATGCCGGCAAGAAAATGCATGAACTGGTATGCACTTCATGATCGCCATTGTTTTGGGCATTGCGGTTAACGTAATACTGAGCCATCTCACTCTCCCCGCTGTTTATTCGATTGAGCGAGTACCGAGGCCGCGAGGGTCTTGGTGGTGGCGTTGTATTTGTTGCTGTCGAGGACGTGGCTTGCTTTGGTTTCCATACCAGCACCAGTTTGTTTACCGCTGGAGGCTTGGGCCATAGCTGATCCCGCCAATTCTTTCTGAATCGCGGAGGAGCTGTCGCTACGCAGGATTTTGGAAGCCAGGCTGGCCAAGGGAGTCGAGGTTTGTTTAGTATTTTTAGGCACGGTTAGGTGCTCCTGTATTTACATAAAAATTGCGTAAGCAGGAGCAGCACTTGAGCGGAAAACCGAGCCGGATAGTTGACATCCAAAGTCGGATTTTTCTCTAATGCGCATCCCACCGATGTTCGCATTGGCTCAGGGTAGGCAGGTATGTGTGCTCGGCGACCAAACTTCGCACGCTTACCTGCTGTCTTTACTGAATCCTCAGCTCACTCGAAAAACACTACATATAGATGTGCCTCTCTGGTGTGGCTACAAGATAGTGTGGTCGATTTTACTTTGCAAGATCACAAGGCTGTGGATAACGTGTATGTAAATTGCAATTTGGATCCATTTTGATGCTGTATGGATGCCCAGGCCTTCTAAATCGGGGGCTAAGAGCCATAACAGCCGAAACAACTTGTAATACTCTCCGTCCTTACCGTCGATTTACCTTTAAAAGTGTGGCGATCAGCACTCGAAAATGACGATTCTATGACGTCATTTCTTTGTTTCATCACGTCAGTAACCGTCGGTTTCCAAGCTATTACTCCAGTCGCCCCAACGCTTTGATCCGGCACAAGTTGTTCCAGTAGTCGTACTCGAAGCAGAGCCTTCGCTTAGCGTGTAGTTGATGACCACATCATCGTGAATCAGGATGGCGAGCGTTATCTCAATGCCAGTCGTCATCACCTCCATGGCGGTCACGATTGGAGCAGCACAAGAACCACCAACTATCTTCATCGCTGATCCACCTTCGTCGTGCAGCCCGCGCATCGCCCAGGCCTGCCTGGCAGTTACAGTGGCTTTCCTGAGAGCTACTTCTCCCCAGCGCTGGACACTTCATCCTAAATACCCATCACCTGTCAGCCACCAGAGTCTTCAAAAGCGAAAGCACGCCTTCGGAAAATTCTCCAATTTGCCGCAAATTCTTCAGCAAAAACTCTGCCGTGGTGTACTTAAGCCTTTCCATGAGTAGTGCTTATGAGATTTCATTAAGAACGGACATCGCTTAGATCAACCACCAGTTTTGACACCCGGCATACCTGAGATCGCCCAAGTAACGGCTGGTAATGTAGGGGGCATGTGGTGGGATTATTCGCCCCGAAGACTTGGACGCCATTGGCGTAGCCTGGCATAAATTAAGGACAAAATATGTTCAGCAAATCTCAGATCATCACCATCCCAGTCCTGATCTCATCGGTACTCTTACTCACCGGCTGCCCGCCACCGGCGTCTTTCACCCAATGGAAACGTGCTTCGACCTCTGTAGAGGGCGTCAAAGCCGCAATGGCAGAATGTGGCGACCCTGTAGCAGGGCCACAAAACCATTTCCCAATAAACGAACAAATAATCCACTTTCAGTGCATGCAGCGTCTCGGTTTTACTCGAAAAGACGGCTTTGAATACTGCGACATAATGAAGAATATGCCGGCCTGTGTTGAAGAAAGGCAGGGGAGGCCGCTCAGCTTGTCCCAGCTCGAAGCGTTGCCGTTTGTCGAAGACGAAGCATTTCACCCAATCAAGCCTAATTCAGGCCGGGATGAACGTATGCAGGTCTCATGGCGTAGAGCGGGAGCGTCACGCCATTTTTCATTCAAGGTAGCTAATGACAGCGAAGCCCTGCCGGTGATGTATGCGTGCGGCTATGCGAAGCCACTTGGGTCGAATCTGGACGTCGCAAGCATCGGGCGCACTGCAGAAGTGCAGCGTTGCATGATTGATCATGGCTTTGAACCTAAAAACAAAATTATGCTGGTTTGCCAGACTTACCCACAAGTGACGGGCTGTTCGTCGACAACTCCGCCGAGTTGATGCAGGCAGAGAGCAGGGCTGAGAGGGGCTTGCTCGTTCAAAATAAGAGGACGTCCTAGACGCGCGACCTTTCAACTCATGGGCACAATTGGATTTTCTACATCGATTTAACGGATAGCACTTCCACGTATTTGTATTTCTTCTTGGCAGCCTTCACAGCATCTTGTTCGGCGAGCAACGAGCTCAACGTATCAGCCTCGTGAATCAACTCGGTCATTTTTCCCTCGAACTCGTTTCCAACCCGTAGCGTGACCCGCAGCCTGGGCGTAAATGCTTTCGCCGCCTTCTTCTTGGCTGCTGGAGCGACAACGGGTTTTGCGAGCGCAATTTCTTCCACAGGCTCATTTACTAGAGGAGCAGATATCTGCTCTTCGGGCTGAGGCGTACCGAATAGGGCACGACGCATTTCTTCTTCAGTTAATTCAGAGCTCATAGAACATCTCAAAGTGGGCAGTAATCAGCTCGACGAATTCTACTAGGATGGCGGCTCCAGCGTGTCCTCTGGGAGCATGTACGGCCACTGTGAATTCGTGCTACGTGGTCACAACATTTCAACGTGGTAGTGGGCCTGATAGCGATAAAAATGATGCAACGTAAGCTAGGCTATTGAGGGCTTAAGGGGTCATCGCAATGGTTGTCTGGCTTCGTCTTCGACAACTGAGTGAACTGCTCCAATGCGTTTTGGAAGTCCTCCAATGCAAAGCTTACCGGCTTGCTCCCTGCGATCCATTGCGTCGAGATTCCAACTTCCAGTTTGTCCGAAATACTTCGACCGAAGCGCCGCCAGTGTACGGTGTCAGCCTCGATTACCTGCTCAGCGACCAAGACGATACAGTCGAAATTCATGTCATCGCTACAGACCAGCAACGGCACGATTGTGGAGCTTCCATCCTCCGCCGGAATGATGCGACGGTTCGCAAGAGCGTCTTCGTCTTCGTCGATAAGCCAGATTAGAGAAAGACCAAGGCTTGCGACGTCTGACCATTCGAGATGAGTGGACAGCCATTGCTCAATGCCAACGCCGTCAATCATTAACCATGCGCAAGCGCTCCTGGCGAATCCAGGTCGGTAGTAAGCGGCGCTGATAACTTGATGCAT